TTGTCAAATGAAGAATTTGAACAAGGGTACATTGCACGTAACCCTAAAAACCACAATGATTTATGGTATGTGGCAAAGAAATATTTTGATGATAATCTTGAGCCAGTTTAATTAAATTTCTTTTCACAATTTCTAAAAAAAACAAAAATATGCAATTCTCAGTAAAATTTGAAAACCCCAACTCGTGCGAGTTGAGTGGAACAATAAAATCGCAGGTAGGTCTGCGACGGATATGCATCATCAAAGATTATACAGGATGCTGGGATCTTGATGAGCGGTTAATAACCGGGAGCATCTATCCGGTTATTGTACGAGAAGTAGAAGTGCACATAACAAAAGAGGAGGCGCAAAGAGCAGGACAGTTATTTTTAGATAACTTTCAAGTTACTATAACCGTTCCAAAAGAAAGTCTAAACGGCTTTTTCTTTCTGGACGTAGTGACAGAAACTGATAGTACTAATAACCAAATCCGGAGTGTCAGAATGGAATGGGTTATTAATAAAGAGAAGCTTTATGCTGCATGGGCAGAAGCTGGATTTCCGACGGACTGGAATCCAAACGGAGACAAAGACCAGCAAAGTTAAAATTAAAATTTTTTAAGTAGTCGTGCCAATAGGTGCGGCTACTTTTTTTGTTTAACACGAAAAAAAAAAAGAAAGATGAAAAATCGCATACTGAAGATACTCCTAAGAGACAATCCAAAACATTGGGTAGTATTAATACTACTGGCTCGTACGGTAGCAGAATATATCGTTAAGACCACGCCACGGGGCGCAACATTTATAGATCTTCTTGGAAGAACTCAAACCAGCGGAATAACATATAGCGACGTTGACGCATATGGCTATGTTGAGTTTTGGTGGGGCTATGATCCCATTGCTTCTGCAAATAGTAAAAACCTTCAACGAAGAGCTATGAAAGCGTTTGAGGCTGAGCTCTTAGAACGTGTTGCAGCTTTAAACCTTGGAATAAACACAGAAAAACTTTATTTTACCCAAAAAGGTGGAAGAAAGCTTGACGTAGATGACATGAAAAAAATACAGTTAAAACGTGCGTTAAAACAGCTCTTACGAGAAAAATCTAAGTGTGTATAAGCCACACCTACCAACCTACAGTAATTCTGGAATTACTCTGGTAATTCTGGAATTACTAAAGTAGGTTCTAAGATGTATCTACGATTGCGTAAACAATTTTTGTTTTGTAACGACACTTACAAGATCGTACTAATTTACTTAAATATCTACGACTTGAGTTAAAGTCGTAAAAATTTAATCTATAACGGAATTTACAAGATCGTACTAAAACTAACTACTATGAAAATTACTTTCATTCTAAGCCATCATGCGATACTTAGAATAGTTCAGAGGCAAATTGAAGATCCAAATAATACCGAACCTATTATAGCAAACAGTAGGATCCGTAAAAAAATCTTATCTAATTGTACTATAACTAGATATGATTTTAGTACAGAATACTTTGTAACTAATGAAATTTACAGACAAGTTTACGTCTGTAGAAAACTTGATACTGACCGGTATTTAGTTATTACCGCGTTCAGGATGAATCAAGACAGACCATAAAAATAAAATAAAATGAATGAGATCGTACAATATTTAGTAAGTATCGCAATAGCTATAATAATTATTTTAGCTGGAATAGTTATTATAGTAACTCAAGTTTCTAATGCAGTTGGCAGAATAAATAATCCGTTTTATACCGTAGCTATAACAATTGGTATAATTGGAATATTGTCTGGCTTAGTTGTAATAATTCTATTTTTTTTTAATCAAATAAAAATAATGAACAATGACACTACAAGATGTTAAGGATCATAATGCATTATCAGGGCCTATCAAAGGCACTCTTGATAAGTTCTGTGATCTATGGTATGCTATTGCCATACGCGATGGTAACTCCGAAGAGGTTGCAATAAGAATAGCTTTAGATAAGCTAGGTTCAACAATGCTTGATATGTCGAAGAAAACTCACTACTACCTTATTACTGTATTTGACAATAATGAGGTGAAACAATACGAAGAATCTGTTAAAGTTGGATCAAGCAATGTAGCTGATATAAAAGCTGCATTTACCGAAACTCTTAACAAAAAATATAAAGAGTGGAAGTTTGAGTGGTATCTTGGAGATCAAAATACATTCAAGAGATCGTAGATAAACTAACAAACCTTAACTATACCCAACAAGGGTATAGTTATAATATTTATTACTAAAACAAAAACTGATGCCAAACTTATTAACAGTAATATTACTTGTACTTATTTTAGTTTGTATTGCCGTTTCACAAAAAGCTGTTGAACGTCAAAACATACTCATAGCTAAGGCTTTGTATGTCATAGCTATAATATTGGGTATCGTAATTTGCATAACAACCTAATCAACACTCCCTGCTCTGCTATTGCTTTCGTGTAGCGTGATTTGTAGAATCTAGCATCAGGGAGTATTTAAATTTGGTTTAGTCTAATTAAAGTTAGAATCAATTAAATCCTCTAAGATTAAACGATATTGCTGTAAATTTTGAAAATATCTTACAAACTATAAACAACCATTTCTAATGAGAAGTATCGAAAAAATCCAAGTAATTGTAGGTATAACGATCACTACAATAGCTTTTATGATTTCGTTGAAGGTAGCAGGAGTTATGCTAATTGCAACTCTTATAGTTTTATTTACAGAATTGCAAATTGCAAAAAGTTCTAATCAACAAAAGATTGACGCATTGTTAAACATACGAGTGATCGTATTACTTTTGTGTTTATTCTTGTTAATTACTATCGCAGTAAACTTTAAAAATTCATAACATGAGTTACAACAAATTTATTCCATTGGTAATGTTGATGTTTTTATTCTTTATGGCATTTGAAACTTGCAATGCCCAATGCCACGGTAATCGGTGGATTGTTGGAAACAACAATACTAGCGTATTCCAACAAGCACGCAATGGCATTAACGCTATTGTCATTAAAGATTCTGACTTTAATGTAATCAAATTCAACCAACCGCTGATAGTAACTAACATCAAAGTTACTGGCAAATCTTTTAATAATCCTAATAATACAGTATTTGAATCTATAGATTTTAATGAATCTGAAAACAATACAGATCAAATCTGGATTGTTGGAAAAGAGATCATTGAGGCTATTGATTCAGGTTGGTTTCTAAAGTTTAAAATAACACTTAAAATTGGAGATGAATATAGCATTATCACAATTTGCAAGTGTGCTGAGATTCGGGAGTAAGGATTCTTTTCATAGCGATTTACAACAGCTTCGTAATAACAATTACGGGGCTGTTTTTATTTAATAACAAACAATTAAAACATACTCGCCTGTATGAAAAATAATACCAATTATTACTGGCCGGATTCTATGGATTCTGCTATTGCAGATAAAGTTGTAGGATTAGTTAGAACTTTAACAATCTGGAGTAGCTGTAGTCCACAAACTACTTGGGCTAAAGCTTTAGATGTTCCAAGAGCTTTAAAAGCTCTTCTGCTACAAACCGAACCAAAATCTTCGTATGCTTATGTAATGCAAACAGAATGCTGGTTTCCACAATTCATTGTGAAACTAGGATTCAAAAAAAACGGGCTTGCATTAACACAAGCTACGTATCAGGCTGGTAGAGTTATAATACCAGATTATACTAAACTGTACAGAATTGAGTTTACCTCACAAGGTACTATTCTAGTCTGGTATGGTGAAAATCATACCGATCTATTTAGGTACAGTAAATACGGGTTCAGTCATGTTACTGATACAAAGGATCAAAATTTAACAGTGTTAGAATTATTTCAAAAACAAACTAAATAGTAAACGATGGCAACACCAGCTAAATCTGACAAGATTGTAAAAAGGAAAACTTTGGTAGCAAAATCTGATTCTCCAGGTTATGAGACTATTAAAGTAAGTAAGGATACGAAAGATTCTTACAAGGAGGAAAAAAAGAAAAATCAACCTATTTCAACTAAACCTAAACCTGAATAGTATGTGGTGGGAAGAATACAACTTAGAAGAAGCCTTCGTGGATTATTCTGAAATTTATCCTATAGAAAGAATTGAATCTGATTTGATACCGTTTTGACAAGACGGAATCCAGCAGGCTTCTTCTTTCTACCGGCAACTGAAACAAGCTGTAATTACCTAATTACGGCTTGTTTGTTTTACTTTAACAAAAGCAATTTAACAATGAAATATTTAACAGGCGATTCAAGATGGGTTACATTCTGCCCTAAATTTAGCAATTCTCTTTATTTAGATCAAGCTGGTCAGTTTGATGAAAGACCTCAAATAGTCACTGGCATTACTCAATTATTAGTATTACTGGCTATGCCAGTTCTATTAGTTTATTCAATTTATTATTTGTTTCTAATACCATTTATATTTTTTGGGTGGGGTGAATTATATATTAGTTTACCAGTTAGAACTGGAATACAAAGTTGGAGTAGTGCTTCTTGGGGATTCACTTATCACAGCAATACTGTATGGATATATGTAGGTGGAGATGATCGTGGTAAATCGTGTAAAACCATAAAAATGCCATGGCATTCTTTTTGGGTAAGAACATCTACTAAATTAAAAAATGGTAATTGGTTTCATGAAACTATAGATAGGGAATTAGATTTTATGAATGAAGATATTATAGCAGTCGGTGGTTATGGTTGGTTAGAAAAAAACAAATATGTTGAAGTACACCCGTTTTTAGATAAATATAATAATACTACAGTTACTGCAACTGTAAGTATTATTAAAAGGGAGTGGAGATTTTATTGGCCTGTTTTGACAAAACTGTTTGTTAATAATGTTTTAACTATTATGGTAGAGTTTGATGAAGAGGTAGGTAAAAATAAAGGTTCATGGGAAGGTGGATTTGTAAGTTGTAAGTACAAACTTAGAAAAGACGAAAGTGTGTTAAACTGTTTAAAAAGGCTGGAATCAAAACAACCATTTTAATTATGACCATAATAGAAGCTTTTGAATCAAACCCATATTTACCAAAGTTTATTCAATTTTGTATTGATCTAAATGAAGACATTAGCAGTTTAGATCAAGCTACTAATAGTCATATTTATGGACTGTTAGTACTATGGCTGTCTACGGTAAATATCGGTATTAGTTTAACTAATACTGATATAATATCGTATTTCATAAAATCAGAACTACAAAATAAACTTGACATGGATTGTTTTTTATTTGAAAAACAATCTAGCTTTACTGTAATTAATCGTAAACCAAAATCGGAATTTATGAAAGTACTCATAGATGCCATAACTACACTAAAATATATTCAGAATGATGACTTATGACAATCTAACTGATGGTCAAAAGAGTGCGATTGAATCTATTAGAAAATGGATTCAAGAAGGTGCTAATGCTATGAGTTTTACTGGTGCTGCTGGTACTGGTAAGACCACAACAATCAAGTTTCTGCTTGATATATTAATGGGTGAATACTCTGTACTGCTTTTAGCACCAACTCATGCTAGCAGAGGTATTCTATCAAATATGAGTGGTTACGATGTTTCTACAACCCACTCAGCATTAGGGCTTAGGCCTGATGTTGACCTTGCTGACTACGATCCAGATAAGCCAGAATTTGCACAAACTGGAAAGTGTATTGTAAATAACTATGATATAGTTATTCAAGAGGAGGCAAGTATGATAAATCAAGAGTTAATGGATTTACTAGTTAACTCTACTAATTGTATAATTTTTATGGGAGATGAATGCCAGCTTCCACCTATAGGTGCAGATTCTTGTCCAGCTTTAAGTTTAGAGTATAAGACTACTCTAACTATGGTTATGAGACAAAAATCGAACAACACTTTATTAAAAGTGTTGAGTTTAATGAGATGTATTATTTCACAGAAATGTGGATATAATTATCAAGATAACTCAGTTGAGTTAATTGAACAATTAGGATTAACTGGTATGCCTAGTAGCTGCTTATCATTAATTCAACAAGTTTGGAATAGTAATGCTAGTGATGGTTCTATTTGTTTTGATCCAAAAGTACATCTATTAATAAAGGATTGGGAAATCTCTGATATAGATCGAGATAAGTATTTATTCACAGCTTTTACTAATAAAAAGGTAGACGACCTTAATAGAATTTGTGCAGAACTCTTAGACATTAAACCATTCCGTGAAGGTTTTAGAGTAATCTTTACAAAAACTTTCAAAAGTGGAACTTTAGCAGATATTACTAATAATACTAGAGGTAGGGTATTACGAATTGATCCTACTATATTTCAGTATAAAATTGGTAAAGAAACTATCAATTGCATTAAAATCATATTTGACATTGATGGTAAAGAGTATTCTGTATTAACTCCTACTACTGGAAATCTTGATAATTATATTATTAAACATGGAGATATAATAAACGCTGCTAGCAAATCTAAGAAACAAGATAGTTGGAATGAATTTGAATGTATGATAGGAACAGTACAACCTTTTAAAGACTACTTAAACAAAGCGTTTTCACAAGAGTTGGAATCAAGGTTTATATATGTTGATACTAGAAAACGTCCTAAACAATATATCAAGCCGGGCTATGCTATAACTGTGCATAAATCTCAAGGTTCCACAATCCCTACAATGGTTGTGGCAATTAATGATATTGCACAATCAAGAGACCTTGCAGATAAGCTACTTTATGTAGCTCTTAGTAGAGCTAGCGAAAAAGTTTATATCGTATAAAACTAAACAATTCCAATTAAGATCCTACCTCTAAGTTCCCACTTAGGGGTAGCTTTTTTTAACTAACAAAAACTTTTAAAAAGTAGTTAAGCTTTAACTACTATTTTTTCACCAATTCTAATTGTATGAAATCGGTCTATGGTTTATTATTATTCCTTTCAGGAATTTTTGTGGCTGGCTCTAAAAGTCCAGAACAAATTATCAGTTACATTAAAATAACTGATACTGTACAAGTGTTAGTACCTACAACAGCGGAAGTTTATTTATTAGCAAGATTAATTGAATCAGAAGCTAGTAGATCACAAACCGGTGTTGAAAGAATATCAGGCAGAATAGCTGCCGGCAATGTTGTAATGAACAGGTTACGAGCAGATTTGAAATCTGGTAAAACCGTATCTCTTAAAAAGATAATCTACAAAAAAAATCAATTTTGTGGAATCAAGGTTAAAAGATTTCGAGATAAGCCAAGTAGAGAATCTTTGATAGCTGCAACAATTGCACTATTAGATTTGAACTTACTGCCTGATAATATACTGTTCTTTAATTCTCCTAATGCTCCTAATATTTGGAATAAGACAGAATTAGTGGAATGGGCTAGAATAGCAAAACATTCATTCAAATATAGATCATAATACAATGTCAACAAAAGGAAACACGCTTTCAATGACTATTGAAGTTGAATTGGGAGATGCTTTTAATTTATTACATGAAGAAGAATTCACTTGGTTTCAAAATGAAGTATTAGTGGGTAATGGAACTTTAGTGTTACACTCTGACGAAATAGGAGATATTATTGGAATTATAAAGAAAGTTTCAGATGTGCGGTATATCTCTTAATATTACTTATAACGTTTGGCAGCTAACTGAAAGTTTTTGTTTTTAACAAAAATTTTAGTTAGCTGCTGTTAGCAAATGTAAAATCTCCCTTTTGAGTGTAAGATGCTCGTAATAATAAGCAATAATAAAATGGAAACAGAACAAAGACAAAAATGTGTAGTAAGGTATCAAATTGCAACTTATTCGGGAGAAGAGGTTGTTTATTGTGATGCCAATGATGATAATGATGTTATCACCGCAAAAGCCAAACGCCAGATAAAGCAAAAATCAGGCGGTTCACTACCCTTTGGTTACGAAAGCTATAATATCATTGAGCGTGAAGATTACTACGGAGGATGAGTGCGTTGGAGAAATAATTTTATTTCTGCTAACATACAGCTTTGCATAAATGGTGCTTATGGAAATAACTTTATCAACTTAAAACAAAATAACAATGGCACACGAAAACTTCAATTTAAACAAAACATCTCTTGACGAAAAGCCTGTAGTAGCTACTGTAGGCTTAACTAAAGAAGAGGTTGATGAATTACAACTCCTTAGATTCTTACAAACAAGTAACGAAAGATACCTGAGTACATGGGAGTTTGATAGAATTGCAGAATTGAGTAGAAAAGAGTTTGAAAATGCAGGGTCGACCCATTGCATCTAATGTTTGTCGGCTTAGCAATGTCTGGTGGCATTGCACAAAGGTTCAAGTTTACAACAAGGCTTATTGCCACCGAATATAGCCAAACCGCTGTTATGTGCTAGGCGGATTATCAGCACTAAATTTAATTTGAAACGAAATGAATGAAGAGCAAGCAATGGATAATCATTTGTTAATGGTCAAAAAGATGAACTATTTGATTATGAACGAAAGTTCTCAAAATAACATATAAGTTGTAGCTTTACGTTGGTGGTGTTTCCACCATTAAACTACTAATCATGAAATTCTTAAACAAACCACTTCTCCTCTTCCAGTTTCTTTTGCTTCCTGTGCTATTAAGCGCACAGGATCCTTACAAGATTACCAATGAAAAAGCCATTGGCTTTGCAGCGATTGCGGCAGGATCTCTGATGGATGGGATCTTGGAAGGCTATCAGTTCGATGGGCGCAAGTCTTTTGAACGGAAATGGGGATCAGACCCTTATGGGTTTTGGGGTTCAAAATCATGGCAAGCAACGCATACGTGGTATGCCAAAACCATGGGCGTACCGGACTTTTACCACATGGCAGATGACACGCGAAAAATAGGCTACATCACAGGAGGTGTCATGATTGGTATTGGAATGAAGGATAATAAAAAATGGTGGCACTATGCTTTGGATATTGGGATTAGCGCTGTCGTAAGTGCTGGAGCAAAACAAGTAGGACTAATTTGGGTTAGGAATTAACTTCCCTGCACTGAGCTAATCTAAATTAAAATTTTTACTATCGCCGGTAGAAGAAGAAAGTCCTGATAACTTCCATCTTCTACCGTTTTTATTTACTTCAAAATAATTTCAAAATGGATGAGATAAAATTAAAAAAAGCTATTACTATACTTCAAAAAAAGATCACAGACTACAAGCATAAAATTTCATTAGATACATCAACTCCAAAATTACTTGATATTAATATAGCCGATGCAAAGTTGATAATAGAACTCTACAATTTTTACAATATGTACAAACCATAATAATCGTAAAATGACTCTATATCTTCAAAATGAATCTGATCAAACTATACAGCACCTTCATAAGCTCTTCAACGAATCTTATGAAGGTGTTTTTGTTTGCTTAGACACGGAAACTACAGGCTTAGATGTATTAAAACTAAGGCCATTACTAATGAGCTTAAATAGTAATTATGGTACTATAGTTTTAAATCTAGCTAAACTCAGTAAAGACTTTATTAAATCTATATTTAATCAATATGGATTGAATAAAACGTATTTAGCTCACAATGCTAAATACGATGGTAATGTAATGTATCACTATTATGGACTGGATTTGGATTGGTATTGCACAATGGTATCAGATCAAAAGCTTTCACAAGGATTAGGTTATTCTGAAAAAGATCGGCCTGATGGAGTTAGATATAATTTATCTGATACGGCACAAAGACATCTAAAAGTTCCCGCATTAAATAAAGAGCAGCAATTATCATTTGTAGATTATTTAGGTTCTGAGTTTAGTGATGCACAGATTGAATATGCTGGTAAAGATGTAGACTATCTATATCCTATTATGAAAAATCAATTATTGTGTGCTGCTCAATTTGGAATAAAAAATCTACTAACTGAAAGTGAGATTCTGTCAGAAGTTTGTATTGCGGAATGTACTGGTGTTTTAATAGATAGAACTAAATGGATTAATATTGCTGAACAAGTATATGCAGAGATTCAGAATATTGCAAAGGAATTAGACCAGATAGTAAAGACTAATAAAGTTCTGATTAAAAAAAGAGGATTTATACCATTGTCTGGTAATTACGATTTATTTACTGAAACTGATTGGGTAAGAGAGTTCTATCAAAATAAAAGCAGCAAAGCTAAACTAACTGCTTTATTCAATCAAGGAGTTAATTGGGCCAGCCCTACACAAGTAACTTTTATTTGTGGCCAGCTAAACTATCCCCTACCTGTTAAAGATGAAGATATTTATTTAGTACCAGATATTAAAGTTACTAATAACAAAAGAAAAGTTATAAGTAGTATTAAATATACTACCAAAAAGGACAAGCTAGAAGTAATGCTTCAAAACTTTGAGCATCCTAATAAAGAGTTTATTGAATTGATATTCAAGTACAACTCGTTACGAACGCTATTTGCAACTTATGGAGGTAAGTGGTTAAATAAGCTGCATAATCATAGAATCTATACTGCTTTTAGAACTATGTCTGCTGTTACAGGTAGGTTTCAATCAGGTGGTGGTACTAAATTACCTGATAAAATCAATACTCAGAACATTCCAAGTGCCGGAGATTATCGGCACTGTTTTGTCGCTGACAAAGGTCACAGCCTAATCACAGCGGATCTTTCCGGAGCAGAAGTAATTATCCTTGCCGATAAAGCGAATGAGCAGAGTGTGTACGACAGAGCCGTTATTGACGATGATTCTCACAGCCCTGTAGCACAATATACATGGCAACAAATATATTTATTCCGAGCAGGGAAAGAGATGGGATTGTGGTACGACGTAGCCAAGTTCAGGCAGGAAAAGGACAATCCTGCTGTCAAAGGATATTTTAGCCAGTATGGTACAATTGAAGCTAAAGAATGCTTTAGGCTATCTCAAGAACTTATAGTATCTAAAAAAGAGAATAAGCATATTAGAAACAAATTCAAGAGTTCCACATTTGGTGGAATCTATGGAATGGAATTTCGTAAGTGTGCAGAAACTCTTGGAATAGATTGGGAAGAAGCTAAAGTAGCTTTACAATCCATGAAAGATTGTATGCCTAAATGCTATGAGTATGTAGAATCGGAAGTTAAGCTTGCCGCTAAACAGGGTTACTCTATACTTAATAAATACGGTGGAAGTAGAATTACTTTTCCTTTAACTCAAGCATTAGTACATCAAAACAAAAATGCTTATGATAGTATTGATGCAATCAAAGAAGTTAAAGCAGTCCGTAATTATCCTATGCAGGGTACTCAAGCTGATATGATTAAGCTTGCAATAGCTAACATCAGAAAGCTTAGAAAGATTGGACTTGAAGTAACTCTATTATTACAAGTGCATGACGAACTGGTCTATCAGACACCAGAACAATTTGATGGAGTTTCAAAAGCTTGGCTAAATAATAAAGCCAATGCTTTTGAATTTACGATAAAGTACGAAAGAGAAGTAAGCTTTGATTCGGCATTAAAATTTTGTGAAAAATACTCAGATCATGTAGTTTCTATTAAAACTCCTGGATTAAGTATTAACTATAAAATCAGTAATGCTTTGACTATTCCAATAATCATGCTGTATTCTGCTGATCTATATCTTGAGCGATTTACTATGGGTTCAAGTTTAGAGGTGCAGAAATATTGGCAGAAATAAATAAACAAACTGTGGAACACATTGAAGAAATTTTAAATGAAGCTGCGTTAATTATAGATCCTGAAATAAAAAATTATGACGCTTATATTTTTAAGAATTTACGTGATATAGTATTAGTAACTACTTTACCAAAGTTAGTAACTCAGTCATTAATTAAGTTGATTGACTTAGCTGAAACATTAAATGAACAAAATAAGGTTTTAAAAGAACAGATGAATCTAAACGAAAATTATTTAGATGTTCTGCAAAAAAGATGTACAACACTTGAAATTGAAGCTGACAAAGTTCAAATCAAACAAGCGGACAAAGTGCAATTCAACCATACCACATATGGTTATCCTGTTAAGAATGGTGTTAGAGACGGATTACGTATAAGCCTAGACTATCACAAATTTTATACAGTCAAAGTAGTGTATACTGATAGAATTGTTGTGACTTTAGAAGATACTGATTTAGAATTAGAAACTTTTCAAGACTTTATTAGAACGAAGTACATAAGAATTAAAGTTTAACTGATAATAATTTAGCTCTACCTAAGTAGGGCTAAGTTATTAACTAAATTAAATTTACATGATTCATCTTGATGAAAGAACTCAACGACAAATACAAGGTCTTCAAAAATGGAGACTTAACAAAGGAATAGGTGGCCTAGAGTGGTCTACAGGTGTTGGTAAAACTACAGCAGCTATTTGGTTTGCCATAAAAACTACTAGGGAAAAACACCCTACTTGTTCAATTGGAGTTGTAGTACACAATCCTAATATGAAGAAAACTTGGAAAGCTAATTTGAAACGCTTTAAAGTTGAAGATGTTGTAGTAGCTACTGCAAGTGAATTTATATCGGAAGCTTATAGAAAAGATCATCCATTAGCATTTGATTTAGTAGTTCTGGATGAACCTATGTCAATGATGGGTACAGAAACTAAACAAATCTGGTCAGGCACAATCATCGCAAAATGGTGGTTATGGTTAGATGCTAGTATGGATCGTGATAATCCTACGGTAAAAGAATTTCTAAATCTTTTCCCGATGGTAGATTATATCGGAGAAAAAGAAGCTATGGCAAAAGGATTTACTAGTAAATCTATTATAATCAACTATGGTCTTGACTTACCGGAAGATATTAAAGTAGAGTATGAAGAGCTATCTATAGAAATAGAAATACTCCGTAAGTCTTTCGGTAAAGAAGGTTTAGCTGCTGCTAATTGGTGTTTGTCAGGTAAATCAGAACAAAACTCTAAAGGTGATTGGATAAGATTGCCAAGAGAAGTTATGGTTATGAAAGTTGCTGCTAGTTTAGGCTATACCAGTGACATATCTACTAGAATTGTACAAGAGCAAAACGAACTAAGAAAATTGGAGCTTATTAGAACTCAAATTGAATGTAATCCACAGTCTTTATTAGCTAAAGCAAGCACTTTAATGGAATTGACTCGTAAGAGAGTTTTTATGCTGTATAAACATGAAAGAAAGATTGAAGTAGCTAAAGCTATTATAAAAGCTTTAGTTGATAAAAAGATTATTTGTTTTTCTGAAAGCAGAGAGTTTATTAAAGACTTGACTAATCAACTTAATCTAGCTGATATAGCTGCTGTAAGCTGTTATTCAGATAGAGAGAATATGCCTATGGGAATGGGTATAGATGGACTGTCATTTTATCCAATAAGTGCAGATTTAGTTAAGTATAAATCAGGCGAGAAGAAAGGACAAACTAAAATGTTTGGAGATACTTCTTTAAATAATGCTGCTAAGTCAGATTTCAAATTTGGCATAGTTACTAAGCTTATATCAGGCAGATCAATGGTAAAAGGTTATGATGATCCTAAGATACAAATTGTAATAATTTGCTCTGGCAGTAGCAATGCTGATACATTTGTACAAAAGAAAGGTCGATCAGAAAGACTTGATGTAGATGATCCAGATAAGACTGCTGTAACGATTTGTTTGTACTTTCAAAATACGGTTGATCAATATTGGTTAAATAGGTATCAGAAAAAGACGACTGTACCTATAACATCTTTAATTGAACCGTATCATTCTGTTAACGATATTAAAAACATAATTGATGGCACAGGAAATTCAGACCAACAAAATGGTCAAGCTTTTAGCTCGATATTCAGCTGATTGGATGCAAGCAGGGTTTAGCATAATTGATTATCTATTAGTACATAAAAGCTACTATAAGATGTGCAATGTACATGGTGAATTGCAATTGCAAATTGCAGAATACTTCCGACGGTTTCCAGATGAACGATCGCTTACAAATACAGATAAATTTAAACGACCTTATGCTGATCTGGCATTAGAGGTTAAAGAATTGATTCATGGTGTTGAAGATTTTTATCTTCAATTAGTTAAAGATCTAAGATTTAGCTACCCGACTGTAAACAGTGCAAATCACAGATTACAACTAATTACGGATTTAAATCTTTGTGATTTCTATAAGGTAGCTTTAGAGGATAATCCTATAGAAAATCACAATAGGATTATCAATCTAATTGCAAATACTAAAGAATCTTTGAACATGAGTATAACGAAGTTCTTGGATTTGTGGAAAGATCTGGAAGCAGAATACAATAACAAAGTTGCTGGTGGTTACGAAGTAAATACCACTTATGAAGCTTTAAATAATAATGTATGATTTTTGCAAATAGCGAAGACGCTGTATTACAAGCGATGAAAGAATTGAAAGATGAGAGAGATGGTACAGCGCAAGGTATAATAAGTAGGTATCCTGCTATGAATAGAGCCGTGAACAAGATGTTCCGGCCTTATCATATTTATGGTATAGCAGGGGCAACTGGTTCGATGAAGAGTTATTTGTTTGAGCGATTAAACTTAGATTTTACTAATAGTATAATAGCTGTTAGCAAATCCGATTTTACTGCTGATACAATTAAATATTTATTAGACCGCTGTAATTTTGTTGAGCAAGGTGAAGAGGTTATACTATTTCCTCTAAACAATCAAAAGATCGCAACCTATACCTGTAATTTAGAATTGGCAACAAAACGACAATTACAAAGAAGATTAGGCGATATAGTAAAACAAGGTCTTAATTATATGTTATCATCTAAGCTCGATCCAATATCAAGCTTGGTTGGTAAAGATATATATATTAAAGTTACTGACGAAGAGTTAAAGTTGTATGAAGTCATACTATCTCAAATTCATAATCCAGTCCATCAGAAGTTTATAGATAAGACTCAACATTTAGAGTATATCTTAAATTCTATTTGGGAAGATTTTGATAATAGTGATTACGATCAGTGCGTACTGGGTATAGATCATGTATTGCTATTAAAAAGATCAGAAGATGACTTTAGTGCTATGAATAATGTTATTAGAGATTTGATAGAGTTTGCTAAATTAGGTACTACTATCTTTCCTATAACACAATTCAACAATAACTACAGCAAACCAGATAGGTGGAAGAATCCATCTAAGCATTTCCCAGAAAGGGACGATATATACATGGGTGGACAATTTTTGCAAGGGGTAGATGCTATGTTCTGCATGATTCAACCAGCAGCCTATAAATGTCAATTGTATAGTACTGCTAAATTACCTACTAACAAATTACTGCATGTATCTAATATTAAAGGTCGTGAAGGTAGTGAAGGTGATTTATGGTTTAAGAATTATATAGAGCATGGTGAAATAAGACCTTGTATTTTACAAAACTTTGGAGAATATTCTGAACTAACTGAAATTAAAGATTTGTATGAACAAAGAAAATTTGACCTCGACCGAGGACTTTATTGAAGATGCTACTTTGATTGAAGCTGTTGAAGACCAACAGCCAATGCAAACAATGCTTCTAACTACACAGACAGAACTTGATCCATTATCAACTATGTCTATAGCTAAACGTGAGGAGTACGCTTATGCCGCAGCGTTATTGCAAAGTGAAGCTGTAAAAGGCTACACAAGAGTTAGTGATGTAATGCAAGCTATGGAAATAGCAGATTATTTACGTAAACCAATTGCATGGGTGTTAAACCACTTCACCCCGATAAATGGTAAACTAACTTCTGATAGTCATGCTGACATGATCTTAGCTCAAGAACGTGGATTGCAGCTAGAAATTATTTATAACTACAAGCCACTGCGCTATTTATTTGTAAACGGATTAGATGAGCCTATAAAAGAACATCTAATAATGGATGATTCAAACTACCTAATTTTTAGAAATGCTTTAGAGCTTGAGCTAATGTCTGAAATACAACGTAAAAATAAAATCGTATGTGTTTGGGCAAGCATGGATGATTCATCCATCTATGATAGAATTAGCCGGGTTAAAGGCACATTAGAAATAAATGGTAAAGTTCAAGTTGCCTATGGTCAATTCCTCTTTAGTGAAGCTGAGACAGCATTATTAACTTCCAAGAGTAATTGGAAATGTTATCCTGCTGACTGTTTATTAGCTAGATCTAAGAAGAGATTGAATAGAACTCTCTCCGGTTGGGTTACTTCTTTTTACAATACAGAGGAACTCGCTTCTATGGAAGATATTGCAATTTCTAAAGAAAGTATTGCAAGCGACACAAAGTAGTAATAACTTTGTGCTATCAATTTGTTACATCATTTCACATTTTTTATAACAATTAATATATTATTTATGGCTAGTCTGAATTTGATTGACGCGTTTCAAACGCAAGTAGCTCCTAAACCTACAGCTGCTAAACCTGTTAGTGTACGTCGTGACAGTACAGGTATTACGTTTTCCAGTATGGGTAAAAGCTATGTGACGGAAACTATCCTAAACTCATTCAATTGGGTATTAAATCGCATTGCATCTAAAGTAGTTGCTTTGCCAAAGGCCAGCGTCGGCCTTTCATCCAGTCTCACTGTGACAAATCCAAATGGCACGGTAAGCTTCGGCTATCTATTTGATGGAAACACCACAGCGAATGATGCTGCTAGAAAAATCGCAGATGTAAAGCAATCTGAACTGGAAGCTGGTGGTGCGACTAAAGTTAATCGGCAAAGCCCTGAATTTACCATCTTGAAAAATGCTGAACTCAAAGTATTTACAGCCGAAGAAAAAGCAGTTCCAGAAGTAGGTTCAGTAGTTGTTTTCGGTAAAACTCGCTATGAGGTACAAGCTACTGAGCTTGCAACTTATTTCCGGGAAACGGCTGAAGGTGAACTATTTGGTTTGCACCCTGCAAAAGGGTTCATGGTAATAAATGTTGGAGAAAGTATGGTAATGGGTGTAGTTGAAAATGGCGAAACTATTGAAGAAGGCGCAACTTATCTCAATGGTGCTGGTGTAGTTGTAGATTTCGAGCAATTGGTTGACAATGCTATCGCAATTGTTAAAAGTGCACCACTTCGTGGAATCACGGTTCGTAACCGTAAGCCTAAAACTACGGAAGAAGCCGTAGTTGTCGGATCTTAGTTTCGGATTTAGTTTTACAAAATGGCTGTCAGGTATTTACTTGGCAGCCATTTTCATTTACATTAGCAATCCTTTTAGTGTTTTTTATTGTACAATTAAAAACAAATTAATCTATGTCTAATCAAAAGCAGTCTTTTGATTTCAATGCAGCAACAGAGCAACCTCTGATTAAAAAGCTGCCCTTACAGATCAGTTCGGAGACTCCAATTTTGTTGGTGAATTTCGTTGAAGCATTTTTTACGACTGGGGTCAAAAAAGATCCTAACTTCAAAACCGGTGTAGCCCGACCTGCAAAAGATGTGCCGGTCACACCAGAGATGGTTACAGAAGATTCATTGCGTCATTACATCAACTTTGTATTTGAGAGCGGTACGTTGTATCGCAGCAATGTCAGTACAATTGTGTGGGAGCCAAACCTGCAAATTGCAAACAATGTAGTTAGGGCAATTTGTTTTGCTGTAACTGGCCAAGAGCCTGTAGTGTTCTTTAATATTAAGTCTTCTAAAGAGGGTGGGTATTCTTTGACATTGCCGGGTGAAGCTGAACCCACTTTAGTAAAGACAGCAGTTCAAGTAATTGAACAAATTGTCAATGCCATCGGCAAGATGGTAAAAGTCGCTCCTATTACGGTTTGGTTAAAGTTGAAGCGGAATGATGGCAATGGTGGTCGTCCAAATGAATTAGTATTTGGGCTTGGAAACTTTATTGCTACTGGCAGTGCTGATTGCCCTGAATTTATTCAACCAGCACCAAACGAAAGATTTGATGTAATTGAAGAAAATTCTGCTCGAACAGTTACTACCCCTGCTGCTGCTGCTATTGCAACAACACACAAAAATCCTTTTGCACCTAAGCAATAGTATTTGAGCAATAGCATTTTTAGCTAATTTATTTATTTGATCCCCAACTTGAAACATAGTTGGGGATTTTTTATTTCTACAAACTGATAAGTTATGATTCCAAATACAATATATTCTAAGAGCGAACTTAGGAAGTACTTAAAAAAATTAAATATAGATGATATTGATCTGTACTCTATTTATACTGGATATACTAGACAAGACATATTAACATCGTTATATAATGGTAAACATCTTCATTCTTTTATGAGGTCTGATTCTACACCATCGTTAGGATTTTATATAGGTGACAATGGTACTATACGATTCAAAGATTTTGGTGGAGATGGTGGAGATGTTTTTACAGTAGCTAATATACATCATAGAAAAGCTTTACAAGGTGGATTATTTGTAGAGCTTTTACAAGCTATATACAATGACGTACTAAAGAAAAACAATTATACTGTTTCTAAGGAGCAGATCACATTATTGCCAAAACAAAAAGTTACTGTAGATGTAGACCTTAGAGATTGGTCTAATTATGATTATCAATATTGGGTTAGAGGTTATGATTTTGACAGTTTAGAAGAAGTGGAATATTATTCTACTTATGCTGTTGATATAATCTATCTCAATGGTAAGTTCTATAAAAAGTCTTCTCCTAAGTTTCCAATTTATGGCTATTTAGTAACTATGCTAAATGGAGACTTCTTTTGGAAATGTTACTTACCAAAACAAACTCCTAAATTTATTACAGGTGGTATAGGATTAGATTTTATGCCTTATGTATTAAATGATTTGAAACCAACTGATCCACTAGGATTAATTAAAAGTAGAAAAGATGCTATGGTTGTGTATGACCATATACAAACTTTGTTAGTACCAAATTCTGAAAATTCTACTGGTATGTCGAAACAAGAATTAGGCTTATTTAAGAATAGAAGAGTTAATACTTATATTGAACAAGATGAAGGAGGTTTGATAGGTATCAGTCAATTAGAAACAAATTTGGGAAAAACGGTAACTCGCAGGCTTCTCCCTTCTACCGGCGACGGCAACAAACAGATCAACGACTTTGCTGAACTTCGTAAGTTCTTACGTAAAGATAAATTTAAAGAGTTCTGTCAATGGTATTTTCCACAACCAAAATTAACTTTAACTGAAATTCATAATTTCATAAATAAACTAAAACACTAAATATGATTGTTAATTATTTGAAACATCAAAATAAGTTCATTGAACTCCTCCCAAAGAGTGATAATAATGATCCAGACGAAATTGGTAATCTAACTAAATTTCTCCGTGAAGCTGAGTTCAAAACTTTAGTTAGAAACATTTTCTTTAAATACAGAGAAGTTTATCCACAATTTAGACTACCTAAGAATAATAGCTTAGATTGGTTTCATAACCACTTTGCTTTATCATTCGATGATGAGTTAGTATTAGACTATGGTAATGTTTATATACCAAATTCTAATGTTGACGAAGATTGTTACAATTCTTTTCTATCCGTATTAGATTATCTTAATCCAGAACAAGATGCTGAATTTATTCTCAAACTCACAGAACCATCTGATAGGCAATTGGCCTATGGATGCAGGATTTACAATCCCCTTCTTGGACAATCTGGAAGAAATGCTGATTACAGAAAAGCAGCATTTTAATGTCTTTCCAAAACAAGCTAATATTTTTAAAGCTTTAGAAGAAACTAATCCAAATGACATTAAAGCTGTCATAATTGGACAAGATCCATATCCTACAGCTGGTCAAGCTATTGGAGTTGCATTTGCTAGTGATACTATGACTGCATCTTTAGATAAGATTGAAAAAGCTTTAAGATTGTTATTGTCTGACAGTAAATTTATACTAAGGCCGTCTATGACAGAATTTAGAAGTAAGGTTTTGCTTTTAAATTCTGCTCTAACTGTAAGAGAAGGAAAACCTAATGCTCACTATAGCTTTTGGCAACCATTTATGGTAGAGCTAATTAAAACTATTACTGAGCTTTGTCCAGATGTCCCATTGTTCTTATGGGGTACACAAGCTTTGAAACTATTTGAAGTTGCTTTGAAAAAACATAAGTTAAATTCTACTACTGTTTATATTTCAGAGCATCCAGCATTTGCTGCTAGAAGAGGTAAAGCTTTTGTCATCAATGGTGGTGACAAATTAATTAAAATTGTTTATGGAAAAAAGGCCTGTAGATAGAACTAAGGTTGGTAAGAAAGCTGAAAAGAAGTTACAAAAAAAGACTTGTGCTTGCTTACAGACTAAATGTCTTTGTAAACTAACTAAATTAAAAAGAAATGACAAAGGAAGATTCGTTATTGAACCGCAATAGCTTATTGCTTGATCCAGATGAAAGAGACTTATTTAATCAGATATTAGAAGCTGACTTGGAAGAGTCTGATGAAGATCACTCTGATAATCTATCAATTTTGCAAGATCAACTATCTGTAGAATATATTGATAGATATATTAAGTTTATTAAACTACTAGAAGCAGAAAGCGGAATTTTGAAAGAGCGAGCAAATACCTTTCAGAAAAGAACAAAAAACGTAGAAGCTAGAATATCCTTCTTAAAAGAACAGATTTGTATTTTAGTTAATCAAGCTGGAACTGTTTCTAAAACTGGAACTAAATTTGTACAAGGAGAGATGTTCAAAGTTACTAGAATTATAACTACGTCTAAACAAGTTAATGTAGAAGATCTTGAACCAAACTGTATAGAGTTTAAAGTTACTGCAATGGTTAAGACTAAAAACGAAGCTTTAATGCTTCGAGATAGTCTTGAAAATGCGGTTGTAGAATCTGTACCTATCAAAGATCAAGTAGACGTTATTGTTAAAGATTTAGCTGAAAGAGCTAAACGTACTGAAACTATTATGAGAGAATCCGGTGTAACTGTTATTCCTTCATCTTATCCAAGATTCAGCTAATGCTAAAATTCATTAAGAGGTTAATCAATTCAGGCAATCAAGATAGTGCGGCTAGTACTATTGCTAAAGAAGTTTTAGAAAAACAAGCTACTGTTAGTCATGAGCAAGCAGTAAGATTGAATACCGTAAGATACGGTGACCCTAAGGAAGCTAAGAAAGCTGCAAATGATTTATTAAAACCTGTTGACTCTAAAAGATCTCGATTAGATGAAACAAAAAGTAAACAAAAAAAATGATAAAAATAAAAAGACTTGAACCATTCATAGTTACTTCTTGTGAAGTACAAAAAGGTAACATAATTTCTACAGAAGACATTTGTGTCACTAAAAAGATTGCTAAAGGTACACAACGCTTTGGCTTTATACCTTCTACATTAAATCAAGATGATTACAGTCTTGAACCCATTGATGTACAAGTTGATGGTAGAACTAAAATCAATTTGATTAAACACTGTACAGACGGTATTATTGCTAAACTTACGGGTAAATACAAAATTTTTGGAAATGATGTCTCCAAATAATTTGAAGTTGAATTACTGGTTTTATCAAGTTCCAGAAGACAACGATATAGATTGGGAAAATATAGGTTCAATGCTAAAAGATTCTATAAGAATGTTTTTGCAAGAAAACGTAGCTGAGTATATCGCTGACATAACAGACTGTTTCGATAAATCAGAAGTTACTATAACTTCCCAATTTAAAGTTGAATCAGATTTTGGAGATTATTATGTTGATGGTGTTGTAGTTATTATTGAAATAGTATCGCAATGTTGCTGTCTTATTTCAGTATTAACTACAGCATTAATTGATTTGTATTGTTGTGCCGAAGATGTCAGAGATATGATAAGAGAACTGCACTGTGCAGAAGTTGACTTAAATCTTTATCCAACCTTAATTTATAATATCCATGTTGAACGTAATGCACAATCCACGACCTGTCTTAATTGACAAATTTGCAAGTCATACTAGATTGGAACTAGAAGTAAACATACCAGATGTTCAGCATATTTTGAATTGTAGTAGGACTAATTTCAATATTGTCAAAAAACCTTTGCTTATTCAAATTGGTCATACTATAGACGATAAATGTAAATTTTCGTTTATTGAGACTGGTAAGTTTATTTTAGGTAAAAAAGACAAACTTGATCACGTCTTTAACTCCGTTGTAACAAATCGTTACCATGTGATTCAGAACTCTGATATGTTAGAACTTACTATGAATATCATTAACGAGTTTAATAATCAGAACGAGTTCAAGCCATTTATTTATTATAATAGCGGTAGCACTCCTGATAGTTCTATTTGTTATTATAGTTTCAAAGTAACTGATATTGAATTGCCAATTATTGGTAAGACTGATTACTACTTAGTTGTTGTAGCTAATCACAACAAGTGTTCTTGTAAAATTATGTTTACACCTGTTAGAGTTGCTTGTCATAACGCACTTGATCGAGCTTATAGAAGTTCCGGATGGTCGTTGCTCATTTCTCATAAATCTAAGATTTCAGATAAAAAATTACTAACTAACTTTAGTAATTTCTTTTTTAAGTCTGAGGATAGTCTTAAAAAAGACTGGCAAGATATGAATAGTCGTACACTTGAATTTGATACGTATAAGATTATTCTAAGAGAACTCTATCAAATAAAGCCTACTATGTCAATCTACGATAAGAGCATTGACAAGCGAGTACGAAAGGCTATAACGGATTTAGCAGCCACATATTATGACGGACTTGGTCAGTCAAGTTTAGAAGACCATACAGTTGCTAAAGCTGTATCTGCTATTACCTGTTATGAGCAAAATTATATTGATGATAAAAAAGTTAAGCTAAAGACTTTCTTTGAACCATTATTGTCTCATAAATTTTATAATTGTTTAAAAAAACATTTAAACTAATGGGTATAACTGAAAAAACATTTGAGTTCCTGAATGCATCTAAAGATAGAAATAGCATGACTAAAAAGGACTTGAAAAGATCAGCTTTAAATAGCCTTATGTTGATTGCAGAAGAGTTCGGAGAGTTGTTAGCTGCTTTGAATTTAGATGATCGCTTACGAAAACGTATAGCTTGGCAGGTTTTTGAGGGTAATTCTTCAAAGCTTGTTAAAATAGATGTTCCTGAAATTGTTGATGCTCTTTGTGATCTCAAAGTAGTCATAAGTAATTTTGAGTATTTCTTGTACTTGGAAAAAACTGTAGCTAATGCAATTGATGCTGTTGAAGAAAACAATCTTACTAAATTCATTACTATGGATTTTGTAGAAGCTAGTGTTGAAGCTTACAAAAAACTTGGCATTAATGTAATTGCTGTAGAAAATCCTTCTACACATTTATTTGCATTAATAGATTCTAATGGTAAGATTCGTAAACCTATAACTTACATACCTGTCCAACTTCAAATAGATTTTACTACTATTAAAACTGTAGAAGAAATTTTAGAAAGTTAAATCAATTAGACAAAGTTTGTATTAATCGTAAGCCCGCTTGTGCAAACAAGTGGGCTTTTTCATTTCACTAAAACTCAAGTCAAGATGGTATTATTGTCAATAAATAGTAGAGTAAGATGTTGCTCTAGGCATAAAGAATATTTAGTACCTGTCATAGGTACATTTAAATTTCGCGAAACAGAGGCTTGGTGTCCTTATTGTGGAGCTACTTATGAGTTTTTCGATGGATATTCTTATGCCGAAAAAAGTCTAATACTTACAAAGAGGTCAGAACTATTTGCCGAGTTATCTAATAATTATTTATCAGATAAGGCAGAAGACTACGAGTATAACCAAAAACCAGATAAAGTCTAATTAGCTAAATTTTTAAACATAAACAATTTATGAAAACGTACATAAACAAATACAAACTTCAAATGGTCAAAGACTCTGTAATAGAGTATTCTACACTTCCTACTACTTGTAGTAACGATTGTTTTGATATTCTTAAAAGATTTCTTGATCCTGCCATTACTAGATGTCAAGAGCAATTTTCAATACTAGGTCTTAACACAGCATTAAGACCTATTGGATGGACTGAAATTAGCCTTGGTGGTAGTGCTGAAACAACTGTTGATCCTAAGATAGTATTTCGTGCAGCATTACAAGGCGGCTATACTAGGATCATATTATGTCATAACCATCCTTCTGATGCTATGAAGCCGAGTACTGCTGATTTAGAAATCACGCAAAGTTTAGTAAAAAGTGGTAAACTACTTGACTTAATTATACTTGACCATATTATAGTAGATAGCGAACTTGAGAATTTTTACAGCTTTGCTGATAATAATTTGATTTAACTGCACTTTAGAACTGAGAAAGAATTGAAACAATATTAATTAACATCAATTAATAAGTTATGAGTAATAAAAGTATGTTCCAATTAATTAAAATAGGTAGTAAAACTGAAATAAAAGAATTTGCTACTTGGGATGAATACCATGACTTTCGCATAACTAACTATGTCAGTTATGCTAGCGGAAGTTATGGTAGTGAAGCAGAACTTAGAATAGGTACTAAAATGCTAGACGATCCCTGTAAATTTTGTGGTAACCATGTAGTTACTACTTATTATGAACCTATAAAAACTCAACTAAGAGAAAGATGTATTTGCTTTAGTTGTAACTTTTGGTATGAAATTGTGCAAAATAAAAACAATAAAAAACGGGTTTTTATAAATGGTAGTGCATATACGATTCAACCAGAAACTGAAAAAGGTAGTAGAGGTTTTGGTGGTAAACAGTTTACGATTAAAAAGTTTGATGAAGTTGAAATTATAATTACTACTAATTTATGGAGTAGTGGTGAAATACCAGAATATTTTAAAAACCAGTTACCAGACAATGCAGTTTTAGTAACAATCTAAAATTTACAACAATGCTTGAATTTGATTTTCCGATACAACAAACTGTTAGCACTTTCTATAATGGAAGTTTAGTTATAAATGCTATGTCAAAACTAGAAGCTATAGAAATACTATCTAAAATGACTTACGAAGAAGTACACGAAGCTGTAACTCTTTGGGAGATTAATTTAGACGTTGATAGTACTGAACCTATTGAAGTGTTTGATGAAACAATGAAAAGAATAACAACTAAAAAAATGGAAGATGACTAAACAGGAACAGAAAAATAATCTTACAGCTTTTATGAGTAAGCTGCATTCTACTAAAGACGAAATTATTGTAAAGTTTCAAAGAGACTTGATAAAACTGCTAACTTCTAAAGGAGATGACTATTCTAATTCAGATAGGTTATCAAACTTTAAAGAAGTAGCAGCAATGCTACATTCTGATCCAAGACTGGTTTGTTTGCAAATGATTGCTGTAAAAATTAGTAGGTTATCAAATCTGCTAAATACTAGTAAAGAACCTAATAATGAATCTGTAGATGATACTATAGATGATTTAAATGGTTATGCTTTATTGTTAAAACTAATTGATTTGGAACTTAAAAAAGAAGATGTAAATGGAACAATTTGAATTTGAATTGAGACAGCCATATACAGGTACAGCTGAATCTGTAATTAAAGTTAAGGCAAACAATCTTGAAGAAGCTACTGCTATTGTATCAAAGTTAGCTTATGAGACTTTAGAAGAAGCAGCCGTTAAAACTGATGGATGGATTTATGACGTTGATGAAGCTATTGATACTATAGAAGTTTTTTATAAAAATAACTTTGTGTGCAATACTAAGTTTTCTGAGTATGTAGCGGATTCTACTAATAGCGAAAAGTTACAAATTGGAAACTTAGAGGGAATTGAACTAATTGATAAAGAGCGTAATGAACAACTAATTAAGCATGGATTTTCTGTAGAGTCCGATGTTGCTAATTACGGAGCATCTTCTCAATTTGGTGTTCTAGCTGATGTTGCTAAAGCTTGTATAGGCATTCGATACTTTGACGGCAATCATATATCTTATATTAAAGAATTTCCTTTTGGTTGGCCAAAAGAGTCTGCTACAGCTATTGCACATAAACCTTACAAAGAACGATTGATTATTGCCGGAGCTTTAATAGCTGCTGAAATTGATAGGTTAATTTACATTGAAAATTTAGACAATAATAAGACAGAACTCTGAAAGAGTATGAATAGATTCTAGGAATAATAGTACTGGTAGTAAACCTACATTAATATCAATAACCCCAAAGTTCCCCAACTTTGGGGTTATTTTTTAGCCTCGACTGATTTGTATTTGAAGGGGTCTGAGGCTGTACAGGATTACTCAGGATAGACGATAAATTTATAGTAATGTATTGGTATGAATCGAATTGAGATCGTGGAAGGTGTGGAAGATATGGCAGCACTGTTGGATCAGTTTTTGCATGGTTGCCGGTAGAAGAGGAAAACCCTGCTAGATTCCATTCTTACCCAATTCTTACCCAATTCTTACCTACCTAAAACAAAAAAGGGGTAGTATTTACACTACCCCAACCTAAATAGAAACAAATTGAATTAGATCTTTTTAGTAAGACCGCCTATTTAAAAACCAAGATAAAGCTTCTTCCATATCTCTATCCATATTCTTTAACAACACTGCTAAGTCTTCAATATTTTTATAAATCTTAGTCTCATCTCTTCTTCGACCAGTTTGGTATCTTTCAAAATCTCCACCAGTTGCAAGACTATACCCATCTGCACCAAGCTGAGTTAGTAATATTATCAATCTATTTACCATAGTTAAAGCAATACTAGGAGTTCTTAAAGTTGATAGCATCTCATTAGGATTTATAAAAGTTGTTAATTCTTTAAATCCTCTAATAGAGTAAAAACTAATTGTTACCAGTAAAGCTTTTACAGCTTCATCATCTTCATCTTCTTTCAAAGATGCTGCTGTCATGCCAAGTATGTACAAAGTTGTAGCAGTCATTAAATCTCTAGTAGTTTTCTTAAGATTCGATCTTTGCCAATCTTCTAACTTATTTACTTTGAGGTTTCTTAACTTATTGAGTTTACCTATACCTTGAAATGATAGTAGTTCCCATTTCAATATTTTAGCATCTCTGTACAATTCAGCTAATAGTCTTATGCTAGTTGTGTAATAACCTTCGTTGTAAACTCCTTGTGCTCTACTATAAAATTTATCATCTTCAATTAAAGCGTCATATGGAACTCTGGCTGAACCGAAGCTTCTGAATCTTCTATGAACACCTCTAGGAGCAAACTTTCTTAATAGCATTATTAGTTGCCCCCACCAAGCTCTTTGAACCTCAGCCTTCATGTTAGGATTGTATTGACCTTGCAGATCGGCATTGACATCTTTAATTAACCGGCTTACATACAATTCAATCTCTTCCGATTCATTCTGGAAAGTTAAATCACCAGTCTTACTAGTATATACTACCTTTGGATTACGAATAAGCTTATTACCTTCTACAGTGTAAGCTTCGTCTAAAGTCATTGCTTTATCTACATCTTTAGTAGCATTGCCTTCTTTGTCAAGATAATTCTTATCTTTATCCAATACTTTGATATTATTAAGCATTGCATAAGCAGCAGTTGATTGTAAGCCATGCTCTGCCATATTGGACATAAAGTGCAATCTACTACCCTTAAAGAATTGTAAAGCTCTAGTTGATTCTAAAAAATGACTACCTACGGCTCTCCAATCGGTCAAGATCGTAAACTTTTCATTTAATAAGTTAGTCTTGCTAGTTGATACTCGTTTGCCAATATCGTTCACAATATGCAAAGTATCACTGTAATACTTTACTTGAGCTTTTCTCAAATCTTTAGCATCAAAATGCCTACTAGCCGCAGCTTCTATAAAATTGTAGATGTTACCCGTCATTAAGTTTGTACCAGCAGAATAATAATTACCAACCAGTAATACATCAGCAGTGTACTTACTAATTGCATTAGCAAACTGGGACATTTTAAAGCTAGAACTAGTACTAAGACCATAAATTTTATCATCTATAAAAGATTCCAAAGCTTTATAAGAATTAGAATTTTTACCTTTTGACACAACAGGTCTAGGTATGGATTTACCAGTTAAAGCATCTATGTAAGATTTAACTCCTTCTAATGCAGATGGTGCAGTTTTGACTACATCTCTTTCTGCTATAGCAACTTTAACTAATTCCGCTGTAAATAGTATCTTAGATTTCTCCGAATAATTTTTAGCCATCTGGTAATTTAAGGCTAATATTGTAGGTATATCTAAGCTAGCTTCACCCTCTTTTGCTGAGAATCTGTAGTTAACTGGAACTCTTTTGTAAGGCTCACCTTTCTCATCAGTTAAAATAGAAACTTCACGATTAATCTGTTTAATAGCCAGACTAGAAGTATCTGCTGTAACTCCTGTTCTATCTGAACCATAACCAGGCTCAGTTGCTTCATCTCTTTTGAATCGCCCAAATTTAGTCTTGACATAATTAAACAACCCTTGTTCACCTACAATTTCATATATGGATTGCTTGGCTACTGTAGGAAGTTTTACAACTCTTGTGCGAGTTGAACCTGATATTAACCGATCATATTCCAATAAGAATTTATCCGATTCAGCTATAATATTATAATAACTATCATAAGCTTTTTTCAAATTAGGATCATTCTGAACCTTAGACCAATTTGGATTCTTCCATTTATCAGTTGGCACTACTTCATCAAACTCATTCTTACCAGCTTTGATATATTCAGGTTTAAGAAAACTATCATACCATTTAGCCTTAGGCTTTACTTTATGGTATTGTTTGTTATTGGTTTTAAGAATACTAAATACTGGTAATGGTATAGGATTGTTAGAGTTACTACCAATAACATCAGCTACTGTAGTTTTAGCACTAGCTCTAAAATTCTTGTTAGGTTCAAATACGACATTGTTTCTAAAAAAATCTTTAAGAGATTGTACAGTTGTATTATTAACAGCATTCAGAAAAGCTTCAAAAGAATCTTTAACGTCTGTTAATAAACGATCCGATTCGGATGAGTCCCAATTAGGATTAGTTTGATAGTCTTTGAACAATTTAGTTTTAGCTCTGTAATCTTTGTTCAAATTTTTAACGATAACATCTTTATTAATTTGCTTGTAATAATCTTTGTAAAAGACTTTGCTAATTACATCAGTAGTATTAAGATCGAGGAACTCTTGTTCTTTGCCAGATTGTTTAGCAGCTTTTCGTGCAGCAGTAAATTCAGATTGTTTAAACTGTCTAGTATACATGTCTTTGAACAATCCTTTGAAGTTCGATACAGCTATAGCTATTTCTAATTCCATACCATCTTTACGAATACCATCAGTATCGTAAATGCTAAAGACTTGATTATACTTAGCTTCAAGACCCGCAAGTAGCTTCGAGACTTCGGGGGGAAGACTTAATATATCAACTTTACCATTTTCTTTAAATGGTCTTAGTAAAGCTGCTCTTTCTTGTCTATAACTTAGAAAAATTTGTTCAGCTTCTGGGTATTGTTTTAGATAGTCTAATACCTTATAGTACTCATTAGTAAAAGGACTGTCAAAATTGTTTCTGCTAAACTCTTCTGCAAGTATTCTTAACTCGTTTGGATCATTCTCTGATCCAGTCCGTAAAGCTTCGTAATACCTAGACCACAAATCTTTTTGAATAGAAAATACTTGTGGGTAGTACTCAGTAGTTAAATAAGCTTCTTTGCCTTTCGTAGTTACAAACTCACCAGTTTCTTCATTATAAGCTATTTTAGGTACAAGCAACTCATCATACTTGTTAGCTTGATTTAATGTATCTCTTACATTCTTTTCATAATCAATTGTAATAGAATATAATTCTTTATAAACTTCCGTAGTAGCAGTATCTACAGCATAGTCAGCACGATCAATCATTTCAGAAACAATCTGAATTAAATCATCATTTAAGGCGTTTCTATCTAAGAACATTCGTTCAAAGAAGGATATGTCATTAGGAGAACTTTGAAGCAGACTTGATACTCTTTCAGCCTCTTCTTGCAATATTCTTTTTCTATTAGACTTTAATCTGCTAGCCACAAATTTCTTACGGTTTTCGTTGTAAGCGCGTTTTGTAGCATCCTTTTTATCAGCTTCTTTTAATTCCTTTCTATGAGCATTGTCATATTCTAATTGATATTGGCTTTCGTACTTAGCGCTGATTCTACCTTTACCCTTCTCTATTAATTTTTGAGATAAAAACATTGTACTGATCTTATTAACCTTAGCTTTTACAGATAGGTTTCTAGCAAGCAAATCAGCCATATAAGACTTGACAGTTTTAAACTTCCTTAAATTTTCATCACCAGCAAATAAATCTTGAAGCTCTTTAGCAAATTCAGTATCGTCTGACATTAATACTTGAACGTCTTCAAGATTATCAAAGACCCCTACGTATTGATAAAGCCTGTACAAGCTTTCATCCGTAACGCTAGATTCATTTAATAAACTTAACTCTAACTTATTTATACGAGTTTCAACCAACCCAATCTGATTAGACATTTCTGCAATAAATCCTAATATTGCATTGACATTATGACTAGTTTTGTATTGTTCAAATAACTTCCTAAGATTTTCTAAATGAACATAGGAAGTTGAATTAGTCTTTTGAGCTTCTGTTAAGTTTGAAAAATAAATCTTAATCTTTTTTTCAATAGAAGTTTTTAGCTTAGCAGTGAGTTCTACTAATGGCTTTAGTATTCCTTTAGCAAATCTCTGATCTAACATTCTTGTTTTTCTAACACCTCTCAAAACTTTGACAAGCTCGCTTAAATCAGTATTAGTTAAATATGTATTTAAAAAGTCTTTTGATTCTGTTGGAGTAATGTTAAAAGTCTCTGCTATGTAATCCACTACTTTATTATAGAATACATCCCATTCAGGTGTATCTCTAAAATCCTCATTAGATAAAGCCAACATTAATAATTCATTATTAAAGTCTTTAGGACTTATTGAATCATAGACCTTACTCAACAAATCATTTAATGGTGTCTTTTCTGCCAGATTAATGCCAGCTGCTCTTAAATTTTCTGGTAAGATTGATAAAGCAATTAAACCAGTACGACTGTTAGATTCAATCTCATTTATGTAATCTAAGTCTATAATAACATCAATACCAATCTCATCAATAGTTCCAATTAAGCCAGAGTTATTGGGTTTGGTCACAGCTGCTTGAATTGGTTCAATTTTGTTAGTTACTTCAGAAACTTTGACTTTACTAGAAAGACTACTCAATACACCAAAGACATTTGCTATAGTAATCTTAGAAGTATTTGATTTAGGTCTTACTACATCAGATAGACCTAATTTAACCAATTCAGCCAATTCAACTTCACCATTAGCATCCAATGGTATGTTTGGATAAGAATCTAAAAAGGCTTGAGATGTACTAACATCCCAAACCTTAGCAGCTATATTAGAACCATAAAGCTTTTTCAGCTTATCGTACAATTGACTTGGTTCTCCACTCTTATTAAAAAAGTTACAACTCACCATTGTGTTTTATTTAACAGGTAACAGCATCTTCATCATAAGAATCCAATCTTGAGCTATCACCAATATCTTCTATATTTCCAGAGTACTGATTCATGTAGCTAAAGAAAGCATTCTGTTCTGGTATTACACTAAATTGCCCAGACTCAGTTTTAATATAACCATTGCTTAATCTATTCACAGGTGTAAACCAAAATACGTCATCTACTTTGGCAACACTTGTTTGGATTATCTCAGTAGTATTACCATCCTTTATAATAAAGGTATAGAAGTTAGGATTAAATCCTAATTCTTTCTTTTTAGCCTTGCTTAGACTGAATGTATTCATACCATTTATATCTCTAAAAGCATCTCCTTCTGGTAATGTATTCTTATTGATAAAGTTAATCTTAGAAAGCTTAGGATCTTTCCAACCATTACGACCAGCTAAATCAATTAAACCTTCATAAGTTATTTCTAGTTCAGTTAATCCAAACTTAGAAGCTTGTTGTAAGCCATCTAACCAACCTCTTGTTAGTAATTCAGTAACAGGTATGTAATTACCAAAGCTATTACCAGAGAATGCAAAACCTTGAGTTATATAATTATACTTAATTAAATCTTCACCTAAATCTTTCAGAAACTCACTGTTTGAATTAAGTAAAGCTGCAAAGCTATCAGTTAGATAAGTATCTAAACCATCACTAAGATGAGGCTTATCAAATTTAATTTCATAGAAACTCTTAAGATTAAAATCACCTTCACTAATCTTTGGTGATAAATGATATAAGATATTAGTTTCTGAAATTGACTCTCTTAACTTGTACTTAATAAACCAGAGTTTATTAGCTGTTGATAACTGCTTAAACTCATCTATGTCCATTTTAGTATTAGTATTAGGGACAGCTTTTAGAATCCTAGAGATTTCCACATCAGTCATATCGTTTCGCAATAAGCTGAATGAAGCAACTTCTACAATTTTCTTGTGGACTTCCGGAGAATACTTTGTTCCGTATGTATTAGCTGCTGTAAGCACCTCACCCTTTAAATCCAAGAAGTACTTATCTAATACCCTCAAATATGCTTCCATGTTGTCTCTATAAGTCTTAATAGACTTATAAGCATCTGTAGTATCCAGTACAGTTCTAACGTCTCTAGCTTCATCACCATACATGGAATATACAGTAGAATCAGAAGCATTTAGACTGTCATAGCTGTCTATGGATTTAAACAATTCAGGAATATTAGTAGCTTTGGTTCTATCAGGTGTAGTACCATCCATGACTTTTTTATAGTCGTAATTTATCTTAGTTAATCTATTCCAAGTTTTATATAAGCCAAGTTGATACAAGTATTGATTTTCAGCTTTTTGCAATTCCGCTATACTGGCTTTAGCAAACGACTTAGGTTTTTCATTCTTAAAGTAAAGAATAGAAGCTTCCATTTCTGCACTATTCAAGTCTACTGCCGGTATATCTTTATAAGCTACGTAAGGAGTATTGGTCAGCTTAGAAATATCTTTTAAAGCTTTCATATAAGCTTTAACAGGATCAACGGCTTTACCATTATAAATCATGCTATTCTGAGATGCACTGTAAGCTCTCATAATTACAGGTTGAATCAGAAGCAAAGAAGCTTCTTTTAATGGTATGCCTAAAGTGCGCATCAGCATATAGTTTGAAGCCGTAGCTAAATTCAGGTTCAATAATGTTCCTTCTTTTACTATATCCAAAACGTTAGCTAAGGTCTTAGCCAATCCGATAGAAATTAAATCTCCATTAGGATCAGTAAAGTCTTGATTGTTCCAACCAAACTGCTTGTGGTTAATTGTGGCTTTGTTACCTTCAACAGCAACCTGCCCATACTTATCTTGCAAGTCTTTTAAATCGTATTTAGACAAATCGTAAGAAACCCCGATTAGTTCTGTAGTAGCTAACTTCAATTTCTGTACAATCGGAATCATACTATTATAAACTGCTGCAATACCTTTAAGATGTGTACCCATCATGTTAGTAGAACGAAGTTTGTCTTGTGCAGCCAAGCTATTATGATTCTGACCATCCTCTACTATATTCAGTAACTTCTTTTGTTCTCTAATAACTACCTTAATTTCTTCCACAGAAGACGGAACAATATGTTCTTCTATTTGAGAAGGATGTTCTATAATAGCTTTGTAACTGTCAAAGATAAAGTTGTTTAGTTCTTTGTTATCCCAATCTTTAACAGGTTTAGCTAAGTTGTACTTGATTGGATTGTTTTCTTTATCCAAATATTGGAAGAGCAAGTATTCGCTATCTACGTCAAAATCATGGCCTGTCTGAGCTACTAATGCTGCTGGCAATACAATAGTGCTACCCACAGCTTCCGGTAAGAATCCAACTACTTTTAATGACAAAAAGCTATACTTACCTTCAAGAGGCGTTCTATGTCCTAGAATATTTCTAGCTTCTTCTGGTAACTCATTAATGTTAATCCTCTGACCATTTTCAAAAAACTTGCTAGTCCAAGCGGGTAGTAAACACTCAGTTTCTATATACTTACTTTTACCATCAGAAACTATTGATTGTTTCAGATTGATTTTACCAGTAGCCTTAATTCGTTCTACGATTTCAGTAGTAAAGCTCGTTGTATCAATACTATCAGTATCAATAAAACTACTAATAAACGAATCAGACAATAATGTAGCATGACCACCGGCTATTGGAATCTTAATACCTTTCTGAATAAAAAGACTAATTAGTAAGCTTTGAAACTTATTACTAAAGCTTGGTATAGCTAAAGAAATAACAAAGTTATCACCAGCTTCATTGATTTTTAATAAGTCCTTATAATGATGCGGAAGATTGTTTTTATTCATGTAATCTTCCAGAATTACAGCTACATTTTTAGGATCACTGATAGATTTAATTAATTCATTAGTACCTTTTGTAGATAATTCTGAGAACACTGATTGAATCTTTTCATGCAGTTCTTTACCAGTAAATGTGTTACCCTTAATATCAAATTCAACAGCATCAGGTATATTACTGAATAAAACTTTTTTAGCTTGAATTGATAACGGATTCGTGGTGTCTTTCAAATGTTCTGGAACATCCAATTGTACACCCCATTGCTCATTGTCTAATTCAAGTACATTCAGATTAGCAATAGTAAGTTCGTTAGAACTTAAATTTTCTAAGCTTACTGTAGACACCCGTTTGTTGCCAACCTTAACAGCAGATTTGGTATAAATGTGAGATAAGTCTTTAGGGGCAACAGCTAATAATTGTTCTAATACTGTACCTTTAATTAAACCCGGAATCAATATTTGTACAGATGTTTTAATTTGTACATTCTCCATCGTATTAGTAACACTGTTATAAGATCTATTAGCATAGTAAGGCTTTAATACCTGAAGTACTTCTTTCAAATACTTATCGTTGTAGTCCCTACCAGCCCTAAGATCAGCTATAAGCTTTTGCATAGTCTTACCACGAATACCCCGATCTTGTAAATACTTTTCAAAAAAGTCCAGTGTGATGAAACCTTGCCCATCTGTAGAATTTACAGATAAGTATGGAGACATCTTATTATAAACATCTTGTTCTAACGCATTTTTAATTCCTGAACCAAATGCAACAGAATGGTCATAGCTTAAACTTGTATATTTCTTATTAGAGACTTGTAAAGCTTTAGCTAAGTTAACACTGTTTGGCTCTAGGGTGTCAGGTGTTATTATAACATCTGGCACAACTATATACTTACTACGTTTACCTCGATGCTTAGTTGAAAGATATTGGGTAGGTGAAATTAATTGCTTAGATCGTTTATTGTGATCTGTTATACTTTTGTATTCAGAATTATTACCATTAAATAAACTAGCAATCTCTTGTTGAGCTATAAAGTTATTTAGAACAAACTCATAAATCATATCAGATTCATTACTGTAAGAAGATTTCTTAACATCTTCTTTGAGATCACTAGCTATAGCAGAATAGAGGTTAAAGCTTTGAGCTACTTCAACCTTTACAAAGTTATTTATGAACTTATCCAGCAATCTACGTTTGTTTGGAGATAAAGTAGAAGTATCATAAACTCCATTATAAAATATAGACAATGGAAAAGCTAGCTTAGATTCTTCACCTTTAAAAACTAACTGGTCTTTTTCATCCAATCCTATAATATCGCTAATCTTTCTAACTTTACCTTTTTCCGTATAAGTCAAAGACAAAGTTTGAAATACTTGACCAGTTGGTAATCCATCAGCATCTATTATAATAGGATTGTTATTATCATCTACAGATTTGTAGTGATGATTTACAAGAAGTTGATCTTTGACTTCATCAGATAGAATCGTAGTATCTGCAAATAATAACAGTCTAGCATTATCAGCTTTTCTTAAATCATGATAGATTATATTTAGTAAAGCATTCTTTAACGGAGTATTATCAATCAATTCCCCATTAACAATTCCATTATATTTAGGAGCTTTAATTACAGCTTGATTGCTACTATCTGATAAGGTTGGTAAACTGTAATAGCCATAAGCTTTTTCCTTTAAGTATAGAGCAAGCTTAGAAGCAGACCAATCTAAATCAGTAACACCATCATACATTTTACCTGTAAATGTATCAGCATCGGTAATTCCATTAAACCAATAGAATTTAAAGTTTTTAGCATTATTGTCTTTCAAATCCATAGTCTTGAAGTCAACAATCGCATTCAACCAGTTACTGTACTTCAAAGCATTGTCTTGTAGATAAGTTTGAACCATATCTACAATAGTATTATAAGCGTTCATTTTATTTATAGTACGCTTATTAAATACCTGAGCTAATCTGCTAAAGAATTTATTTATAAACAAAGGCTTCTGCAAAGCATATTGCAAAGTTCGTTCAGCATTGTAAAAGCTTGGCTCTTTTAGATCTAAAAACACTTCTTCAAAGAATGCAGCAATTTCACCAACTCGTCCTTGCTCATCAAACGTAATCTTATCATGAATCAGAGTTTGATTAAACAATTCTTCGCCAAGCTTAAATATAGCTGCTCTAATTCTTTCAGCTATTTCAGGTTTAGTTCTAGTCTTAACTTCACTTTTTTCAAAGTATGTCGTATTACCAACAGCATCCAAAGCTAAATCTAATTGAGGCTTTGTTATAGTAATGCCTAAAGCTCTAAGCATGGATAACATATCTTTCTTAGTAGCAGAATCTACACGATCTTTGCTTTTACTCAAAGCTTGTCTAACTTTAATATTCCATTCACGAAACTTCTGAATCTTAGCAGAAGTAATCAAGCTTTTTCCTTTATTGCTATTGTAAGATTCTACTACAACTTTAACAGCATCGGCCATACTATTAGTAAGTCTGTAACTAATAGTAGGAACTCGTAATGCTAAAGTTTTATCAGTAGTATGAGTTAATTGAATTGAATTAACTTTAGGCTTATTGAAAGTTGTAAACAACTTCTCTTGGTATTCCTCATCAGTTTTAAGTCTTTGATAAATTAAAGCAAAGCTTGGATTCAATTTAGCTAACTCTAATATTTTAGACATCATTTCATCGATGTCAATAGAATCTGCTAATTGCGTACTAAGACTACTGTAGATTATAGAGAAGTTTTCTACTTCTGGCAATTCCGCTAAGTTGTCTTTACTTGGCACGAAACTGAATATAGGGTTTCCCGAAGCGTCAAAAGTAAACTTAAACGAACTAATTTTCTCAGTTGTCATTAAGAATCGCTTCAATTCAAAATCAACCGTAGCTTTAGAACTTACTTTAGTCTGAGATGCATCATCCCAAAGCTTACTCATTTGTTGTCGGGTTAAAGCCGATGTATCAATATTTTCATCAGAGCTTACATCAACTTTAAGGTTGTTCTTAACATATTCTACAACTTTACTCCAATAAGTGTTATCGTTAGAATCTAACAGATTCATCAGATAAGTTGTAGTTTTATAGGCTATAGAATCTTCGTCTTTACCAATTAGATTTTTAGCTAAAGTTAATTTGAACTGGTTTTTCAAAGTAGGAACTTCACCAGATTCAATCATTTCTGGAGTTATAGCAGATTTATATTTATCTCCATAAGCTTTAATAAATCTCATAGAAATTAATCCACCATATTGAATATATTTAAGTTGTTCGTCTGGCTTGAATATCGCAAAAGCATCTGGCAAAGCTTGACCTGTAGGAGCTTTAGAGAATCTGAGTATGTCTTGGTTTGGATAATTCATTTTAGCAGAGTTTTTAAAATCACCTCTACTAGCACTTTCAAACAGTAAATCAATACGATCAATTTTACCAAAGTAAGTTTGAAGCATTCTATATAATTTCTCAAAAAATGCTTTTACCTTACGAGAGAATCCTTGTGGTTCTTTGCCAACTTGTTTAGTCAGCATAAAGCCTCTAAACTTCTCAGCTAAAAATTCTTCTACTCTAAGTTTGGAATCTTCTGTCAGTAAATCTTCTTCTAGTCCATATCTTTTATTAGCTTCTTCTAACAAATTCAATCTATCTGATTCATTCAAATACATATTGAATATAGCATGGAAAGCTTCGTGGTACTCAGTACCAACTATACTATATTTAGATAGAGTTACAGCAGCTTTTCTAAATACTCCATAAACTACATCACCATTATCCATTAATTGTTCTGGTAATATTTCAATAGGAATTTCGTCACCTAGTATATTCTGGAAGTTTTCAATTTGAGATTGATTAGACTCAATTAATTCGTCTTTAGTAGAATTAGTAGAAGCTTTGAAGAATAATGCATCTGTGAGCAAATCAGTTAAATCTGAATCAGTAGAATCTTGAATAGAATTAGGATCAATTGAAGTGATAGCATCAACTTGAGAAAGATCGGAATTAACCGGGCTTTCCTCTTCTACCGGCAATGGGTTAAGAACTGTATCACTGACTTTATCTTTCCTAACGTTCTTAGCTTCACTAACTTCCGTCTTACTCTCATCACTCCAAGTTTTTAATACAACTCGAGTATTAACATTATCAACGCCATTATTAGCAGCAATCTTACCACCAAATAAAGACAGTATATTACCCTCAGAATCTTCTGTAGTTTTTATATTAATTCCAAACCTATCACTATTCAAGATGCTATCATGAAGTTCTTGTTCACGACCATCTTCCAAATATAAGTTGTACCTTTTTCCAGACAGTACATCTTTAAGAGTGTCAGAAAATACTTCTCTATTAGCGTCATTTAGAACTAATATGTCTTTACCATTTATAGGAATCTTATTTCCAACATTGCTGTTATATTCCTCATAAGATTCGTACTTAGTTTTCTTACCAGTCCAAACCCTTTTAGTTAATCTGATCTCATCATTAGGAGCTACATAGATTGTGTACAACTCTGTATAATCTCCATTTAATATTTCTATTCGACCTTTACTATTAGCATTTGGACCATGAACTAAAAACGTAGGAGCATATAGGTTATCTTTGGCATCTCGAACATTTGATCTAAACAGAGTTATCCTATTAATAGCTTTTTTTATCTCAATCATTGAATCATCTTTAAAAGGACTTAACCCAGTCTTTAATCCTTTTATAAGTTGATTTAGTAATTTAATAACGTCTGTAATTGACTCAGAATCTAATTTGTTACCGCTTATATATAATGGTATAGCAGTTTGAGTATCGTCATAGTCGGTAAAATCTATTGACAAATTGGGGCTAGCTGGAACTAATACAAAAACATTACTTGAACTGTACAACATATCTTCATTGTACGTGGCACTAATGGACTTAGTGTCGTAGGCTTGACCCTCACCGATGAGTGGGGATAATGTAGAGCTTACAACAGAACCGCCATCTTCGGGAATGTGGTACAGCCGTACAGACATAGCTTTGGCAATCCTGGACAATAGAGAAAGCTGATTATTCCCAGTTTTTTTCCTTGCACCAGCAGATACTTTCTTTAATAAAATTTTACTATTTTTGTTTTTAGCAAAAGCAGTTCTAATTTTTACAGTCTCTAATAAGTTAACTCTACGAGCTAACGCAGCGTTTGAATTACCATCGGATTCAAGTCTGTTTATTTCTTTCTCAATAGAACTAACTCTATTGATATAACCAATCAAAACATTTTTATAATAAACACCTATTGGAGCTTCGTTAGGGTCAGTTGATTTGAAGTTATCTTCGACTTCGGGTATTTTCAAATCAAGCTCAACTTGACCATCTTTTTTAATAATCTCTCTAAGCTCGTTAAGAGCTTTTACAGTTTTAGCATCGTTATCAGATATAACGATAGTTGTATCAGTCTCAGATACTATATCTGGATTGACTATACTATGCAAGTAAATACTTGCAAATTGGCTTTCATCTGATCTTTCCTGAGCTATTGAATCTTGTTCAGTTATAGCTTTGATAGGTTCTTGTTCTGTATTAGTATCAGTATTGTAAACTGGAACAAGTTCAGCAACTGTGTTTACTGTATCTAACTCTAATACAATCTCATCTGGAATATTATCTACAACTGGAACTTCCAGATTAATTGATTCATGTTCAGAGTTTAATTCAGTTGCAATAATTTCTCCAACTGTTGTAGTTGTTTCAGACTCTATGACTTGTTGTACAATAGCAGAATTATCTTGAGTATCTTCAGATAACTCCTGAACAGTTAGTTCAAGTTGTACAGCAGATTTAACTGATTTAGTAGCTCTGGATTTTCTGGTTTTTTTAAAATTAGATTTAACGGATTTGGTAGCTCTGGATTTTCTGGTTTTTTTAGGATTAGCTATAACAGAGTTAAGATCAATTATAATAGCTTGATTTTCTTCAATTGGTTTAATTAGTTCAATTGATTTATTTGCTTCATCAGAAACAATAGTTTCATCAGAAGCAATAGTTTCATCAGAAGCAATAGTTTCAGAATCAGTAATAGTACTAATAATGTCATTTTCTAAATCAGTAGTATCAGCAATAGAACTCAAACTATCTTCTTCTGGATCAACTAACGTAATGTTTCCAATTGCTTTACTACGATTAGTTAAGTTTATTCCAAGTCTGCGAGATAATTCAGATACCCTTCGTTTGGCTTTAGATATTAACGGTTCTTGATTTTCCTGTAATTCTTTTAAAGCTTCCTTTAAGATTTTGGCTTCTTCCTTATTCTTAGGGTTTAATTCAGCTTTAATTTCTTTTACCGTCTTACCTTCTTTGATTTTAGTATCAATATCTAAAATCAATTTAGCTTTGCTATTATCTGCTTTTTTCTTGTCTTGAGCTTTAAAGGCATTTTCAACTTCTTTGATTCTATCTGGCTTTAAAAAGTCATTAGCAAGAATATCCAGTTGATTTGAAAACGCTGTAGCTATCTTAACCTCTGTCATAGCATCAACCGCAGCTTTCAAATCTTCTGTAACTTCACCTTTATAAACTAAGTCTTCACTTATTCCTTGTTGTCCTAATTTTTCAATAGCATTATACAATCTATTCTGATCTGGAAAAAACTTAGTTATTTCTGGATTGTTTTTTAATACAGATATAGCTTGCTTAGTAGATAACTTTTCTACAAGCAATTGCTTACTATTCCGTTCTACAGGATCAGAACTATTACTTTGTAAAATGTTAGTAGCTTTGGCTAAACCTGCTTGACTTAATTGATTGAAATAATTCTTGTCTTTTTCAGCTTGCGTTATAATATCAGCTAAAGCTTGCTTTATATGTGCCGGCTGTTTAGAATAGAATAATTTCTGATAAACTGATTTGTAACTATTTTCAGCAGCAGTAGCACCAGCTTTTAAAGAATAAAATACAACTTCATCTAAGCCAGTAATTCCATTAGTATTAGGATCAGATGTAACATTCTCTTTAAAGTTTTTGCTTGCAAAAGTATCCATGAGCAAATCCATGTTTCCAGTTTTGGAAGCAGCAGTACCCATATCAAAGCCAGACTTGTAACTCTCAAGCTTAATTTCTTCAGTAGCATCTTCTTTAGATAAACTACCATTGTTATAAGATTTTACAATAGCTTGAATTCTAGTATTGGCTTCTTTGATAAAACCTAGCCTACTTTCGATCTCTCCAATCTTGGAACTGGTAGCAGCTTTATTATCTGCTTTATTCATAAATCCACCAACAACATTGAAAGCTTTACCGCCAAGCATTCCAAAAAATCCAGCCTCTAAACCTTTATCATCAAAAGCATCTTCTAAAAACTTAGTAACAACATTGTTACCTTTTTTACCTAAGTTAGTTCCAACTCTTTCTCCTGCTTGACTAGAAGCATAGTTTATCATTTCTTCTGGAAACTCACTAAATCCAGAAGCTAATGGCTTCAAGTATTTTTCGATAATACCCGGATTATATTTAACCCCAGACTTTAAAACTTCGTTCTGAGCAACACTAACTTCTTTACTTATAATACCAGTCCTAGTCCTACCTCTAATGCCTTTGAATATTCCAGCTACCTGAAATAAATCAAAAGCAAAATTCATGGTGTTTAACTTATAAGTTGTCCAACCTGATTTGTTTCCTAAAGCTTTAGCAAATTGTTCCCTAGTTAAATCTTTAGGAACTTCATTCTGTCCGTCTAAAACTTTTTGAAATTCCTCATCACTCAAATCAGCTAAGACTTTGTAAGAACTGTTCTTAACATTTACTGAAACCTCCGCAGCATCTCTCATAGATTCAGCATTACGCATGAATCCAGCAATTGTACCAACTTCACCCCAATACTTAGTAGCATCACTAACTTTATCAGCAAGTTTTACAGTCTTTGCTAACCATCCAGCACCTTTAACTATACCAGTACCACCAGCTAACATACTAATACCGCTAGCTATAGATACCAGGTTTTGTGCCCACCAACCTGTATCTCCCCATTGCCAAGATTCGCCGGGATTCTTCTGATATATAGGAGCATATTCAGCACTTTTTTCTCTAATGCCTTTACCAAACTCAGTCATCCAATTACCAAACTCATATTCTTCTTTGGCTAAATAATCTGCAAGTCTACCTCCAGTAATATCTCCAAAAGCACCAACACCTTCAATTGTACCACCTATCAATTCACCTACCACAGCTTGATTTAAAAATCCCCAAACTTGGCTACCCTTCGTTTGTTTACTTGCTCTAACTTTATCTAAGCTATCCATAGTATATACACCATAAGGCATATACTTTTCATACTCTTTAGGATCAATTGTAGTATTTGATCTATCATCAGATAAAATAGCACCTGTCTCTACATTAGGACTAGGAGTAGACAAGTTCTTCTGCAAGCTTGTACCTAATCTTGTAGGATCCGGTCTGACATCTTTAACTAAAGTCTGATTATCAAATCCTGTATTTTTATTCAAGCTTAAACCAAGCCCAGTACTTCTCTGCTTTCCCATATTTAGTTCTTACGAGTTTGAAGATAAACTGCTCTTTGAATATCATCTACAGACCTGAACAATATTCTTTCTTCTATTGGTGAATCTTCTGATACAGTAGGATTTAGAATAAAATCTGTAGCATCACCTAGATTCAAATTACGATCTCGATCTACCATAGTATTATTACCATCTTCTGCTAATTGATATACAGTATTTGTGCCAAGTGGTAAACCATTCTCATCTTTGTAAGTATGTCTTTTCTTTATAATTCTGTATTCACCTGACCCAATTTTAATAAGAGCAGATACAGCAGGTTTAGTATCAACTTTACTTTTATCAGTAATAGCTGCTAATTGTGGAGTCAATTTTGTTTTACTTAATTGTGGATAAGTTGCACTAGCAGCCATGTGTAATCCTTGTTCATACGAAGGTGTGTTAGGCTTACTAACATTCATTAAATATTCACCAACTTTTAATCGTTCTTCACTACCACCACTACTAGGCAATACATACTGTTGTGGTAGTAATTTCTTTCCAGTCTTACTATCAATCACATTTATCATGTGAGGAAACCCAGAAGCTAATTCACCATCAGTAATAGTAGATTGAATTTTTATATCACCTTTTTTTACTTCTGGAAAAGTTTTATAAAGATGTTCTAAGATCTCATCAAAAGGTTGACCTGTTTCTGCCATCTGGTATTCACCTCCATTTTCAATCATGTGTCTACCAATCAATTCATTTACTTTTCTAATTGTACCAGACTTTTGACCCATATCCGGCTCATCCAGAATATTGAAAGTTTGACCTTTAGGAGCATTAGGATCAACTGACTTTTTATTTACATTATCTTGAAATGATCTAGCTTGATCTATAATTTTATTCTGAATAGAAATCTTTCTACGATTAATCTCATCTATTGTAGTACCACCCCAAATTTGAGGCATATATACCTTAGGAACTTTCTTATCCTTACTAGTATAAGGCTTAGTCAATTCCTGTATAAACTCAGATTTACTAAGTTTAGGAATACCAGATTTTTCACCTTTCTGAACTTTATACTCTTTCAAATAACTTTGATAAGACTTATCAGCATTTAAGTTATAGTCAGGAGTTTCTTGATAAGCCATAACTTTACTTTTATAAGTTCCTTTAGCTACAGCTAATTCAGATTGTAACAATCGTTGTTGTTCTTTCAATTCATCGTAGTTACCAGCACCACCTTGTTGGTTCTGAGTTAAAGCTCTTTCTATTTGTTTTAGTTGAGCTTCTTTAATTTTAATATTATCTAAGATTTTCTCAATTGGAACTATCTCTTTTGCAATAATAACACCTTCATTGCTAATAGTAAGACTAGCATCAAATGTTTTATCTCTAGCATCAGTACGATCTTGCTTATACTTTTCTAGCTTCAACCTATTAGAAGCTTCAATACTTTCCATTAATATATTATCAGTAAGATATTTTGTATCAATGCTGGTAAAACCTGCCTTATCAGCAGCAGGTAAAATAAATCCATCAGCAATTTGAGAAGATAGAATTGATTCAGCAAGTCCTTCTAATAATGCAGGACTAGCTTTAGCTTTATCAGGATCAATACCTTGAGATATTAAAAACTTAGTAAGTTCTTCATCGGTTATACCAAGTTGTTCAAACATGTCCATATCAAATGGATTACCATTCGATATAGTATTAACTTTAAACATTGCTTCTTCCTTAATCAATTCTGCATAAGCTGGATTAGTTTTTACAACCATCCTTAAAGCATCTACAACTTCATTTTCATCTACATAAGTTTGATCTCCTACTCGTAGATAACCTTTAGGAGTGGAGATATACTCATGCTTGTTGCCTTTACCATCAGTCCAAGTCAAAGGTTTCTTACTCTCTTTCCAATCTTTTACAAGATTCATCATATCTGTAGAAATATCTTTGTTCTCTACAGAGTTATAACCTTGAAACATAGTAGTAGGTTTTCCTGTAACAGGATCAAATTCTACAGTACTATTTTGATTTTCAGATAACGCTAAAGCTCTATCATATTGGGTTTGTCTGATGCCATTCTCCTTAGCACCAACTCGTTTAGTTTGAGTTTCCCTATATTGGTCATAAGCAGTTTTATCTCTCAAAGCTGCTCTAACAGTATCGTTCTCATCAAACTCTGTTACTACTTTAGTCAACTCTCTTCCAATATTTTCATAGTCAGGTCTTTGAGATAAAGCATCTAATTTAGATCGAGTAGTACCTACTACTTCATCTACTAAAGGTTGGTAAGGATTACGAACATTTAAACCTTTCAAAGCTGAATTAGCTGTTGATAAATTAGCTTCATTAGTCCGATACCTTTGATCTAATGTTTTACCTAAATCATCCAATGCTTGAAAGTTCATTGGAACATATGTACTCATAGGTTCAGCATAGCTTAAATCCCTTAACACTGCCATATTACATTACTTTAGGTAAGTATTTAGAAAGAATACCACTAAGACCATTTGTAGGATCAGTTTGTGGAGTATTTGTACTATAACTAGAATTACTAGTAATTCCAGTTTTCTTATACTTTTGCAAGACAGTTTCAAATGGGATACCGGCTTCTAAGTCTTGCATTGCTTGTATAATATTACTACGTTCCAATACACCAGTATCAGCATATTTAGTTAATTCAATAAGCATAGTTTGCCTATCTCTAATAGCCATGTTTTTATCTCTCTCACCCATCCTCAAATCTTCTGTAAGATTAGCAGCATTAGCACTAACTCTAGTAACAATATCATCCTTCTGTTGCATCTGCATTAACTTATTTTGATTGATCAAACTAGTATTTGCAACTCTATTCTGATATTCTGCTTGGAGGCTTTGATTAACTAAAGCATTCTCCTGATTAACTTTATCTGTAGTTAATTGATTTTTCATACCAATACTTTGACCTCGCAATTGACCAAGTCTTGCAGCTAATACGGAACTACCAGAAGTATTACCAGTAATAACATTACCATAGTTCTGTTCTGAATTATTTACGTTAGCAATCATACCACTATTATCATATTTGGTACGAAGCTTAGGAGCTTGAGTTAGAACTGGATCAGGCACTTGTACTGACCTATTAGTTAATAACAGATTAGTTATGTTATCTACAAATGGAGATACTTTATTCAAGTCTAATCCAAATTTACCTTTAGGCATTTGTTGTTGCATCATTGCTTCTGCTTCTTGTTGAGCAGCTTGTTTCATCTGCTCTTGTGTATTGAACAATTCAATCATCGGATTTTCAGAAACTTTTTGAGCATTCCTGAAACCTTTATTTCTTTGCACGTAAGTTTTACCTTTTTTGCTATCAGTGTCAGCTTGAGTTCTAACCATTTCTTCTGATTCAAACTTGTTAGACTCTAATAACTCTTTTGCAAGATCCGCAAAAGTTTTATTAGTACCGGGAACAGCCATACTATTAGAAAATACCTTACCTTTATAAATAACTTCACCACCTTCCACTTCTGCCTTCATTCCTTTATTCATAAGAATTACACCAGTATTACCATCTTTATTAGAATCTTCTTCGTGAGTATCACCTACAACTTTTATACCATTTGAATTTAGCTTCTTCAAATATCCACTGGAAATAGCAATAGGTTTAGCATCACCCATATCACCACCATAATTGTAATACCCTTTAACGCCTAAACCCTTTGTAGGATAGTTTCTCATGATTTCAGCACTACGATCTTGCTCTATAAGCATTTCCTGTTGTTTTTGTAACTTCCGTTGTTCTTCTGCCTCTTTCTTGGCTTTAAGTGCATCAATCAAGCCTTTGCCAAGACCCAAAACTCCACCCGCTATTGAACCTACTGGGCCAAAAGAACTGCCAGCAGTAAAGCCCTGTAAGCCCTCCGATAGTGCTGATGTGGCTACTCCTAAACCTGAATTGTTCTCGTCTTGAACCCTACTATTTTGAGTAGAAAGCAATTGACTTAGAACCATACTTAATGATCCTAAGTCTCCACCATAGTTATACTTAACAATCTTTTTCATCATTAAATGTTTTTAAATCTAGTACCAGCAATACTAGGCTTTATGTCCAAACCAACTTCGATTATAGTCATCTCAATAAAGTTTGCATTAGTTATAACCAATCTAACTATGATATTATTAGATAAAAATGGTCTAATATTCATAACCTTACTAGCATTTAAATTTGCAGTATTAGGTTCGTCAGTAGCTAACAAAACTGCATTATCAGGATTAATTACAGTATCTCTGAATTTACCAAATATCCAACCATCACCCCTTTTAGCTAAGTTAGTATTGCCAATACCCGGCAAGTTAGTAACTCTACTTAATTGAATTAAACCACTACTTTGATTCTGATTGTAAACCATTATTTGATTAATAGTATTAGTATGACTAATGTCTTTATCAGAGAAAGCTTCTGTTAACCAACTTATATTAGCTATCACCAAACTCTGTTCTGTATTAGATAGGCTAATATCAATGTAGCTGTTATAACTAAAACCATAGTAGTAACCTCTTAAATTTGGATTCAAATTGTGTGCCCACAATCCAAACAGTACAGTAGAAGGATTATTATAAATAGCTCTTAAACCTCTAATGCTAAACATATAAACAGTGGGAAAACAATCATGCTTACATACCCATTCTTGTCTAGCTAAATCGTAGCTATAAGTATGACCAGCATTGACTTCCTTACCATCGCTAGCTACAGTTGTTATAAACAATCTATGAAAGTCTTTGTCATAACCAACTGTAACTCCTGAACCATTAAAAGGATTATCTAAGTAACTTACAACTCTCTTAAAAATAGTTTCAAACTCCCATCTGATAGCATTAGTCAATTCTTCTAATTGACCATTAAATAAATAAAATCTACCAGTAGTAGCATCAAAGAAAACAACTCCATTAGGACATACTATACAACTCCATTTACTTTTACTACCACTAAAAGCTCCATCACTTTCAATAACAGGTTTAGGCTTTTGTAAAAATAAGTCTGCACCATATAAAGCTACAGCACTATCACCAGTCTCAAGAACTTCCTGTGGATCAAAATAGTAAGTACCATATTCAGTAGTTACAAACAATCCATTATTATAACTTCTGACATTAGTAACTACACCAGTATTACGCTCCATTTCGGAATAGTCGTTAGCTCTAAATGTTCTGAATCGAATCATTGTAGATTCATCAGCTTGAACTAAGCTTCTAGCTATTCGATATGGAAACTTACTGATAGTATCGGTGGAACAAGTAGTATCTTCCGCACACCCCTTTTTGACAAATCGCCGGTAGAAGGAGAAAGCCTGTAATTTACTGTAATCACCGTTGTATCCGTAGTAGTTGCCATGCCTTAAATATTCGATCTCATCAAATGGTGTTTCTACAGGTACAACATATTGATGTAGCATACTCTTAGGATAAAACTTTTCCCAATCTTCTGTACCTTCCTGTCTTAGCCAAAGATTGGCAACATCATAAGCAGGTACAGTATATAATGCACCTACATAAGGATTAATCAATCCACTAGGAGTTGGCATTACATTGTGAAGCTTAAAACTATATTGAGCTATAACACAATCTCCTCCATGAACAAATCCTACTTCTAATGATGGTAAGAACGTAGTACCAGTAAAAATCAATTCTTGGCTATAATAATTATTATACAAGTCAGGTCTATAACTATAAAGGCTAGCCATTAATAAACCATGATCTGTATTAATCATAGTATTATCAAAGTCAACTTTTAAAGTTTCTTCACCTAACAAATTAGAATCAGGATCACCACTAATTAAAACATTCTCAGGATAATACTGAGTATTAGTAATCTTTCTGATTGCTTCATAATCATTATCATCTATAGTATCTTGGAGCATTCTATAATATGATAAAGCCCCATTAATAAAACTATGATCTGCTTCAACCCCTGGACTAGTTTCAGGAATACTTATCTTAAAATGAGTCTTTAGATAATTAGCTGTAATAGTAGGAGTAGTATTTAATAAACTAAAATTGTGAAACCTAAAGCTTTCAGCATGTTCTACAGCAGTATGACTTAATGGAAGAGCAACAGGATCAACACTGTTATACTCTTTGTTACTGATATAACCTAAAGCAATGTGACTACTATTAGTAAAGTCTCTTTGAGCATAAAAGATACCCCAATAACAAATCTGAGATTTCAGTTCATTTGGAATAATTACATTACTTATGTCCAACCTTAAAACTCTAGTACATAATCCATCAAGATCAACAATAGCTCCATCAAAAAATACATCATTGCCAAACCGTCTTTTGATATGTTCAAGACTTGGAGTCTTATGGTGTCTTACGTTTTCTCCTGCAAAGTCTGGAAAACAATCTGGATAAGTCTCAGTAGCATTCTCCCAATAACCCATAGTTCCATCAGCCTTAGAAGTATCAAAGACTTGAAAGAACTTAACCGCATTTCCTAAATCATTTGCAAGTTCCATTTGAGATAAATGAACAGCAGGATTAGCAGCAATAATATTTGCTAATAACGCTGTCTCATCTAAACCAGTTAAGTTAGTACTAGGTCTTGATAGAAGATCAAAATCATTTTCAGCAGAAGTATTTTCCCAATCTGTAGTGCTTGCAACTCTACCGGGAATATGTAGTATGTTCCATACTCCTTTATGAGTATAGAATCCTATGTACATTGCATAGACTTCATCGGGAAAAAAGCCTTGTAAACTTACTTGACGATTAGGGTCTTTATAACTTTCATCAGGTAAATCAGATTCAATTCCAATTGGAAATTCGTAATTCCAGTTAATTATAACAGCGTTAGCAATCTCTTGCAAGCTTTCAGGATCAATACTATCTTCTGTAAGATTTCCTAAATACAATCTCTTATCAAGTATTGTACCAGTTTCTGCTTTGGTATATTTAGCATTTACTCCTAAAACTTCTTCAATACTTATAACTGAATCAACTTGACCAGTTACAATATATTCCATGCTACTAGAAATTATATCAATTTCTAATTCTGTAAAAGCTGATACAACTCCTCCACCTGTTCTAACTACACCTACAACTAATTTAGGGTAGTTAGTATCTATGTTAGTAAATACTAGTCTTATACTTTTACCAGTCCTGATAGTGTCTATTGTAGCATCAGAGCCTTCAAAATCAATTATGGTATAATTATCACCTGATACATACGGGTTAGTTTCAGTCGAAAGATGAGAGTCAATTAAAGCCTCATAGATGTTAATCGTAGTAGCTGTTATAAATGGATCAGTTCTACTACCATCAATACTTTCATATTGAGTAAATACCGAATAGTTGCCAGTTAATAATTGACCTCCGGAATTTCTAATTGTCACCGAACTTATCTGAGGTGGGCATGTGTCTGGAATCAATTCTAACAAATTTATGTTAGCTTCATCCACAATAAATTTAGTTGTAGGATCAACTTCAAATGGTAAGCAATCTAAATTTATTGATCTTATATTATTAGCATTAGATGTAACACCTTCCCACCACACTAAAATCAAATCACCTTTAAAATTATATTCATATACTCCTTGAATTGGAGTAGTTACTGTAAATATTAAAGTAATCGATTTTAGAACATCAGTCCTAATATTATTCTTAACTCTACTAATTGTGCTAACAGATTCAAAAACACCTGACACTAATTCAATGTTGACTGAAAATAAAATATCTTCTATAGGTGTTGATATAAACCCTGTAGAAGCTCCAACTTTATTAGTACCAATTTGTAAAGTACCCGGTTCATTAGTTTTGCCAGTTTGATATTTATTTACTATATTTCTGGCTTTAACTAAACTACCTATAGGTCTTTCAGATTTATTAGTACTTGTTATAAGACCGATAGGTTTCATTAGCCTCTAGTTGATGGTAAGTTAAATATTCGCTTGTTTGCGTAGAAGGATTCTTCCGGACTTGGAGTATTACAAGCATTCCTAGCTCTACTCCTATAAATTTCACATAGTTGCATTAATTCAGGATAACCAAACATAGGATGCTTTAGACCTCTTAAAGTCAAGTATGTAATAACCTTATAAGAAATATAGTCTAGCAAAGGTTCTATTGCTGGTATCTGTAATTGACCACTAATTGTCGGATAATAGTGAATATCTACATGACCACTTTCTGTACCAAACCATACATAAGGATACTCTAAGTAGTAGACATTTACTCTATAATCAGCAACAGCAAAGTTTCTAGTTCCTTGTAAAGATGGATTGTAAAACACAGGAGCTAATATGTTATTGCCAATCTGCAATTTATCTAAAGCTTCAAAAGTACAAGGTAGTTTCAGTTTGTAATTAGCTATAACTGAATCAGCATCTACAACTATACCAAAAATATCCTTATTAGCCATATCTCTAAAACAACCTAGAACCCATCCATCTAAGTCACCTCTCCAACCATCTTCTGTAATACCAAAGTTAGTTGCTAGTCTGGAAACAAACGTGTCAAGACTAATCCGTTTATGAATGCTTACGCTCATACTTTTGGTATGTTAATGCTAGATCAGGATTTGCCTGTATAGCTTTTGTGAAAACTCTTAGAGCATTAAGATTATCTACAGTTCTTGTAAGATGATAACTACCATATTTTATATAACTCAAAGTGTAGTTATTCAATTCCTTACAATACTTAGGTCTATACTGTATTCTTAACCACGGCTTAGGTTTATCGTAATATTCAAAGTACTTCTGACCATCAAGACAATCCTTGCTATACACTTTAATACCCTGAGCTTCCAAGGCTTTTTTATTCCTAAAGCTTTTGACTCTATCTAATAAAAGTCTAGGCTTATCATTCTCATCCAGCTTAACTCGTGGTATATAGATTATAGCTTTTAAATTAAAAAAGACTTGACCATTCCAAGTAAGACAAGGTTCCTTACTTTTATGAATCAGTTGTTCTAGTATCCATGAATTATAAAAAGCTAAATTAATTACGTATTCTTCATAAGTTAAGTTATTAGCTATACCGTAATAAGCTAATTTATCTTCTAACTCATTTATATTTACTTTATAACTATCCCTGTCTTTAAGCATCCGTTCTGACAAGTCTGACTCCATCTGCCCAATTAAAGAATTAATTCGTTCTATCTGATTTTTATAAACTTTGTGCTGTTGTACTAATTCAAATACTTTTGAATGAATGTATCTTTTGAAAAATACGTAAGCTTCTTTGTTTTCTCGAATCTTACATAAAGAAACTTTAAGTCCAAATCCGTTTGGATTAATTTTAACCTTGACCTGATTCTGAATTTGCATAGGATTGAGTGTTAGTGTCTTTTGCTTGCTGATAACTACCTAATATTGTCTGATACGCCAAAGCAACTAAATCGGCAGGATAAGGTAGTATATCATCGTCTGTTAAACAATTAGCAGATCCTTGATTAACTTCTTCTACTGATTGTGGATCAGCAAAAGCATGTCTAATCATAATATACTTAGGCATAACTGAGTTAAACACATAGATTCGATTATCACCATAGGTATACCGAATATGTTCTTTACCAACTTCATTACAATGAGCATATCGCATGTTATTATAATCCGTGTAAGTAAATCCATATTGTCCATTAGGATTACCTACATAATTAAACGGTGCATGAGAATGAACAGTAATTATTGCGGGAACGTCTTGAACTGATCGTAACATAATAGTAGGATCAGAACTTAAACCAACTTGATCTAAAACAGCATTATAAGATTCTAGCGTTAAGTACAAGCTTTGCAAAGCGTCTCGTCTTAAACTAGGAACATTACGTTCGCTGTCTCTTCTTAATAGTAATGGCATTAAAGCTTTGAATCGTTGTTTAATCAACTCTACAAAACTATACTCTGTAGCTCTTCCAAGCTCATGAGCTATACCATAACCAAACTTGTTTAATGTTTGCATCTTGTCTTAATAAAGTTTGGGGAGTATTTCTACTCCCCTTACCAAAACTAACAAATTATAATCCCATGTACTTATTATTCTGTTAATAGTGTAGGACTACCCAAAAGCAAATCGTCAATTGTAGCATTTTTAGCTTCGATGATTTGATCTTTCTTAGCTATGACTTTTGTAGACTTAACTTGATTATTAATCAGCAAGCCTATAAAATTGACAACACCCATAACACTGGCAATTACAACTTTAATAGAATCAGTTATCCATGCAATTCCATGATCTGCTGTAAGTAGCCAAAAGCCTACACCACTAACTGCTGTAAGAATTACAGTAATTGTAGCAAACAAATTCTTATTGTTTACTTCGAGTTTATCTACTAGTCCTTGAATAAAACTAGTAATACCTCTACCAACTGCGTTGATTTGTAAAAACTCCAAAATTCCCTGAAGTGTCATACGATTGATGTTTAGTTATTAAGAATGATGAAACAGATATTTAATTTTTAAAGCTCTACTTGGAAAATCCCCATAAGGATTACCACCCCTAAGTTTTTCAAATGTTGCTACAAATAGGTACAACTCTTTATCATTTTGTTTTACCACGGCACAACCTATAGCTAATGAATCATCTTGTTTTATAAGATCAGCTATATCACCATCTAAAGTTTCTACAAGTATTATACAGCTTTCCTGCATAAAACAATTTAAAATAACCTGTGCTGTAGAAAGATCAACTAGCCGTCTTGTCAATCGTTGCTTCCAAGACTTATGATTACTATACCTCTCATCCACCAAGCTTATATAAACTGGATGACCTAATTTTGGTACTCCACCATTATTTTCAACCCGTAGTACTGCTACTCTATTGTAGATATTAGTATCGTAAGCTTCTGTTAATAACTGAGCTAATTGCAAATAACTTTCCATGTATTTTTTAAAAGCTATTCGTTTTAAACCAAATTTAATTAGAGGTATCATAATTATTATAGGTATAATGATTAACCAAACAACTAAAGCTTTTTCATTTATTGTCATACAGGATCAAATTTGCAATTTCGCTCAAACCTACAATTAGATTGTAGGTGCATTAGTAGAGTGGTCACTAATTGGTATTACAGTCCAACCTAGAATTTCAGGATTAATCAGACCTTTGCTTTTAGCTAATTGTAAACAGTTAGCTACAGTAATAGAATTTGATTTAACCTCAAAAGTACAAGCTTCTCTTACAGTTATTGTAGGAAACCAAGTTTGTTTCTTTTTAACGTCAGAAACGACAGACACAAGGAAATGTACCATAGCAGTTTAAATTGTTATAGAGCCAACTTGAGATGTAAAATTATTCACAACTTCTGCGTTAACTCCGTTAGTAATAAGTATAAACCTTTTTTAGCTGTTACTATTGCTATGTTAGTATTTTATTACAGAAGCCCTAAAAGTTCCACTTGCAGGATCAATAGCAGATCCTGTGGAATTGTAAGCTTCAACGCTTACCGTATTTGTTGCGGATACCCACGGTTGACCAAAAATTAAGCCAGTAGATTTACTGCCATTATCTATGCCAACCAGAACGACATCTCCAATCGCCGCGCCAGTTACCGTAATTGTTAAAGTTTCGGTAGCTAAAGAAGCTATGCTGCCGTAATTCAATACCCCGGTTCCAGTTAAAGTTTTACTTAAAATATGCCGAGTACTTCCGGTTGTTACAAAATAATTAGTGCCATTAAACTCAACTGCACCGTTTATAGGTGTGGTTAAGTTTGTGCCAGAAGTAAGTTGTACTGGTGCAACTAAGGTAGTTCCAGCGGCTAAAGTTAATCTTGATGTTGGTGTAATGCCAAGACCTACTAATCCACTTCTATTAATTATCATGTGTTGATTGTAAGAATCACCACCATTACCAACTTCAAGAATATTAAGTTCTTGGGTTCTAAGATGTGTACCAGAAGCAACCGATGGTGCGGAACTAACAGTAAACACAGTTGTAGAAGATACGGCTATTATTGTCCGGTAACTTACGTTAGTTGAGACAGTTCCCATAAGCGCAATACCTTGACCAACGGCAATATTGACATCTGGTGTAGTTATAGTTATTACTGCGCCAGCCGCAGTCCAATTATCTGTTAGAACGGTTGTTAGACCTTGTACTCTTAATTGTGCAGTTCCTCCGGTAAAATGTGTCAAAGCTGTTCCAAAATTTGTAGAACCTGTTTCTTGCGCACTAGGCCCATTCCCAAATATCCAAGTATCTACACCGCCAGAAATAAGATGCCTCCCAACAACTCCTGCATTGGCATGAGTAGTTCTAACATTGTTTCCTATACCTAAAGCTCCTCCACTTGCTACAACTTCAAATCCGATAGCAATACCGGGTGAACTTACTGTATTAAATCCACCTAAGACTAATCCATTAGCAGCATTAAAATCATTAGATACTCCAACCGCAACTTTTGTATTAAAAAAGCCACTGCCGGTCTGTACATTGATTAACTCGTTTATTACTCCTGTGATTCCTGTACCTCTAACAAAAAAACCAGCAGAAGCATTTAATCCTGCGGTAAAAGGTGCAAACCCAATTTCGCCAAAAATAGTAGAAGAGCCGGCTGGTACACCCGTTTTCCAACCCGTTCCTTCAACTACTATAACGGGCGGTGCTTGATTTACCGCTAGTGTAGCAGCAGTGGTGTTTCTAAGATGGAAGCTTTTGGCCTGAGTATAAGCCGCTCCTATGTTATTCATTGTAAGCGTAAGCTTGTCGTTTATATCTACCGTGCCGCCCGACGTGGCAGAAATTATGTCGCCTGAATACGGTCCACCGTTTATCGCCGCCGTTAAAGCCCACCGCCCCGAGGGGTTAGCCGGACCCTGAATCGGCGTAACGTTTGCTCGAAAAGCGACCGCCTGACTTGCCGCAGTAATATCAGTTTTCCAGCCATTCCCCTCCCAAGTTGTAGACGGAGAAATCTGTTGCGCAGCGGCCCCAGCGGCGATTGGGTTCCGAAAAAGAGCCCCCGTCGCATCGAATTTATACTCATGCCCCCCGACCATTTGTAACCCCAAACTGGAGTTTGCCGGAATCGTCGCAACCCGCGCGGTTGATGCGGGGATAGCGCCGTTAGCGGAATAAATAGTGTTAGATGCGGCAACCGCTACCGAAATGTCGTGCGGCGTTGCGACCTCGGTAGTATCTATTCGCAAAACCCCACCCACTATATCCGAGCCAAAACCAACCGCCATTTCGGTAACTACATTAGCCGAGGTGTACCCGCCTAATTTCGTGGCCGTACCGGTTAAAGTATTTAGTTTTAAATTCCCGCCTACATGAAGAGTTGCCTGTGGCGCTGTTTGGTTTATTCCAACTCTGTTATCGTTTCGTACTGTTAAAATTTCAGTATTTGCTGCATTGCGCAGCTTTACTACCGCTTCGAGAGTATCAGAAGTTGCGCCTTTTATAGTAAGCTTGTCGCTTGCATAAGTAAAATTAGGGCTTCCAATAATCTTACCATTGGAATTACCGTACAAAACCTGAGTATTTGTCACAAGCCCTGTCGTAGTTGTAGTCTTAGGGATAGAATCTAAATTGGGAGTTAAGAGTTCTAAAGCATCAACAGCTTCTTGCATATTGGTTACAGCAACTCCACCAATGGTATCTACTATACGAATACTATCTGCAAGTAATGATAAACCTAAACTATCCAAATCTACAGGTACTATGCTTTGAGTCAAGTAGAGCTTATTACCTACAAGATAAGGATATTGAAGCTCATCATATTTATCAACAACGCTGGTATGTATAGCTATAGCTTGTTTTGCTACCTCTGATAAACCTAATAGAACTGCTACAGGCAATGAACCAGTCTCAGATTGAATACAACCTACACCAGTATCAAACTCTACAGTACCATCTGTTAAAGCTTCAACATCAACACTAATAGTACTGCCAACAGCAGAATTAATTTCTAAGATTTTAAATCGTCTACCACTAGCATCCCATACTATATGACCTATTATAACTGAGTCTACAGTATAAACACCAGCAGGATCATTTAAAAACCCAGATACAATCAAACCTTTGGCTCCACCTGGCCCACCCGATGTTGGTTGGACAACTACAGTATACAATGCAGCCATTTTAGTTTTCAAGGTATCTTGCGAATAAGATACAGTTACACTCAAAATAAAACTCAATAAAAGCAATAGCTTTTTCATGTTATTATATTAATTAGGTCAATCAAATTAGTTAAGCCATTACAGCTACAAAATACCAACGAGTAAAAGCATTCAATCCCGGTACAGTCAATTCAACCATATTACTACCAATTGCAGTAAACTGCTTTTGTGGGGTATTATCGTTGTCTACAATATTGGGCAAACCGCTACTAGGAATACCTACATCTTGTGCAGAAGCATTCACAATTTGCCATACACACAAGTAAGCAGTATTTGCAGTAGGATTAATTGAAGTATCTCCCCAAACTATACGAACAGTAAAACTTCCTGCATTTAATATAGAGGTAGCTCCATCTACTGTAAAGCCTTTAAGAATTGTATCTTCTGGAATAGTTATAGTACCAACACCACCAGAAACTGCATAAACTACATCTGTTGAAGTAGCTGTAACTGTACAAACTAACCCTGCACCACCAGTACCAGCAATATATTTATAATCAGTAGAAGCAGTAATAGGCCCTAGAAGAGTATCTTCAAGACCTTCAATTAATTCTAAGATGTTCAACATTACATCTTTGACATCAGTTGCAGAAGCTACATCGTCTTTACCAAACCGTTCTTTTAACATAAGTCTCAAGTTTGCTAAAGTCTTATATCCATTTATAAACAAGTTATTAGCTTGCCTATTAAATCCTGCCATTGTTATATGATTGTAGTAGTGATAAAAGTGTCCATGTCGTAAGCTGACCAGACTGCATCAAGATCATAACCAATTTGACCTAATTGATCTTTTAAAATATTGTAATCAAAGTCCTCTTTTACTTGAGATAGAGTTGTGTATGGACTTACAAATAATGTAGATTTCCATTCAATTATCTTCAATCGGATCAAATTTTGAATAGCTACTAAAGCTAAAGACTTGATCTTAACATTCTCAAATGGTCTACCTAATCTATCTGCATCAATCTGAAAATTCAGATCACTATAATATAATGTCTTCAAGATTTGCATAGCATCTGCATCAGCTTGATTCAGATAATCTAGGTTATTTATATTAGGAAATTCCATAGTGACTGTTTAAATAGGTAAAGTGATCTGTAGCAGCATCTAACCATTTACCTAAAGTAATTATGCTATTATTTAAATCAGCAGTAAGTACAGTAAACATAAAGCTGTTTGTAAGTACTGAGTTCATCAGAGCTAAATAGCTAAAGCTTATATGTTGTGCCATCAAATAGCAATGCTGCAAATGCGCATTAGCATCAAACAGATAACCACAGTCACAAGCATAAGTAGTACAAGCCATCTGTTCAATCAAATATCTACCACTACTATTCAATCCAGCAATTATTGCTACAAATACAGGTATGATATAGCTACCTAAATAAGTATCATCACTTGTCCTATATTCATCAAATACATACATACCATCTTCAAGCGTTATAGATAATGTACCAGAAGCAGATATACTATCCGTAGTTTCTATAACTTCTAAAACATAGTTATCGCTTAACTGCTTAATTTTAATGTAAATACCATAAGCATTATCATTGACAACACTGTAAGTATTATTAGATGGATTAGTTATTAATAGCATAATCAATTTGAATTGGAGGGGCTAGCACATCACTAGCCCCATTGGATAAACATCGTTTCACCTATGACTACCCTCCAATTGTTTGTTCCGAAGGTGTTGAGAACAATACAGCAGCAATTGTGTCGAAGCTGGTTAATACTGCTGTAGCAGGAACAAATGCAATCAAGTAGTTTCCACGAGTACCTTCTGCACGTTGAGCGCCACCCATGTCACCGCTATTAGCAGAACTAATTTCATAAGTAGTCAAGCCAACGGCTGTATCTACTTTAGTAGGAATCATTTCATCAATTACGGAAGGTGCAGCAAACCAGAAATTCTGATCTACAGTGCCAGTAAATACACGACCTTGCGAAGATACTTGAGCATCTTGTTCGTATTGGCGAAGCTTGTTATACAAGTTTGTACCAACTTGACCCGGACTGCTAGATTCAGTAGTGCCATCCCAATGACGTTGAGCATTAGCAAGTACACCACTTGCACCAACTTCAAAGATACGAGCATTGTCAATTGCAGTAAAGCGGATACCTGCAACATTCGTAGTATCCATAATAGCTACTGCATTTGCAATACGACCTGCATCAGCATTTACCAAAGCAATAAGCCTATTTGTAAGAGTGATGAAAGTATCAGCAGCAGTTGCGACAACTTCATAAATCTCTACATTGCCTACCAAGTTTTGGTGTGGATAGCTACGATCTGTTATAGTAACACTAGCGACATCCCCCAAAGCAATAGTAGCGGGCAATGCCATAGCTGCGATAAGAGTACCACCAATTACTTGGTTGCGCAGAACAAATGCAACAGCAGCAGTTTTAGCTCTCCGAGCATTACGACTAATCATAGTAGTATGACGAAGAGTGCCAGCACTATCACGGTAGTAAATCTGGAAGCTGTTGCTTGTAATCAAGTCAGCAGCCGTTGTACTAGTTAGTACTAACGTTTGCGTATCGGTTACAATTGCAATAGCTCCTACTGCAAGTAAAGTTCGTACCTCATTCAGTGTAGCGCAAGTGCCACCACCAGTTTTAGCGAGGTAGGTAGCATTAGCAGCACCGACTAACCAAGTTGGTTCTGCTGATTTATTGTGCCTATAGTTAGGCTCATACATTGCCATATAAAAATGGTTTAATTTTGTTATTGAATTGTTCTTAAAATCTCTGCTCTAGTTGATATTGCTGCAAGCTTTACAGCTTCCTTTACTACTTCCATAGCAATGAATCGTTTGTTACCATAACTTACACCTAAGTCCAAACCCTGATTAATCTCATGGTCTATTAACTTAGGCAGTCTTAAATATTTCAATTCGTATTGAAACAGATTAAACTTGTTATAATGAAAAGCTAGTAGATGTTGGCCTGACATGCTACAATAAGGTGAAGACTTTTTTACTTTAGTATAAGGATCATCTGATCCTACACCTTCATATTCATCATCTAAAAACCTTACGTTTTCAACCCATCTGGAAGTGCCAGTACTAATTTGCTTACTTAATACAAACGATTGTTTTACAATAGAATCTACTGCTTCAAGTCCAGTAGTATCTGTATAAGTAACAGTCATATCAACTAAAGATGTAGTCAAACTATTAGGCTTTTGAACTAAAATGTAACTGTCTTTAACATACAAGTCAGCAAACCGTTCGTAGTAGACTTCTACAAAATGTGAAGCATTACCACCGTATTGCAACAAGTATCTATTAAAAACCAATGGATACAAGTTTATATCAGAAAGCCCTGTAATTGACAGAGTTACTAATCTAAACATATCAGCATCACCTACCGGTGCACCTATATCATTATTAACAGTACAATTGATGTAAAACTTACGAAGCTTCTCACTAATAGTAGTTGCTGTAAGAGTTGCATTTAATTTAATTACCCAATAATTAAAAGTACTACCTACTGTAGAAGTACTTCTATCAGAACAATAAGAATTAGAATTTAATCTAACTCCTATTGTCCTATAGAAATCTTGTGGAAAGAATCCACGTACAGCCCTGTCATTGAAAAGATATAACGGATTGGTGTAAAAAGATTGTAGACTTTGCAACAACTCCGCAGCTACAACATTATCACTATAACCTAAAGTAGTTTTATCAGCAGGGAAATACTTGTCAATGACAGATAACTGACCATAGTTCAGCCATTCATCTATCTTATGATTTGTGAACGTAGTGTTCTCAAAGTCACCACTTTCTTGAAGTAACATTTGAAACTGTACGTGAATTTCTTGCCAAGTCATATCTACAAAAGTTAGTTACTACCGTTAGTCATTTTCATCTTCAAAAACGAGTAAGTTTCCGCATTAACCGGAGTTCTTAGCCACTGCACCGCTGACATCATATTACTACCAATACTTTGGTTATCGTAGAACAATGCACCGCTATTATCTGCTCTCTTAATAATATCTTTCGATACCAACCAATTAACCAAAGCTTCATCAGCCAAACTATTGGACTCAACTACTCGAATGAATTCTACTGGATTTTCTTCTACAAAATCATAGATGCTAATTAAAGCACTATCCTTATCGTTATGAGTAGGACGATTTGCAGCTAACAATACCATATTCATCTTATCAATATCCAACGTGACCTCTGCTCTAAGTTTAGAAGCTTTATCTTTAATGCGAATTGCAGTAATTCGGTTTTCACGAACTTGCACTTCTGTAAATAAGTAAAACTTAATGAAAGTACCTTTATTACGTTCCTCATAATTATTAGCTACAGTAGCATTTACTAGACACATGCGAAATATTGCATAGTCCCTAGAATTAAGTGGAACTAACTTATCATCAACAATCTTAAATCCTACTTCTAACGGATAGTGCGAACGAGTAGAAACTTCAATAAGAAACCCTTTCCAGTAATCTTGAACAGACTTAGTATAAGTAGCTTTGTCGTAGTCAATACCTAGAATATCTAACATGATTTCACGTTCTTCTTCTAAACTATCAAACACTTGACGAATACCTTTACCTTTCTGAGTCAATGTTGGGCCAATCTCCAACCATGATTTATAATCATTCTCGATTTGTCTACTACCTTGTTTTACAATCGGTAATACGAAGTGAGTTTCTTTAGCTCTAACTTCAACAATACAAGAATTAATTACTTTACCAATAAACGGATTATCTGCCCCGGAAAAAACAAGCTTAGGCTCACTTATATTAGTACTACCTTCCGCAGAAGTCTGTACTTTTTGTGTTACTGCCATTACTATTAAGTTTATTTTAGTTTTTAAAATCAGTCTCTACTAATAACCGAATGCGGTATAATCTGGTTGGAACTGAACTGACCAAGTGTCATTAAACATAACCAAACCTTGAGTGCATAAGAAGTGAACACTTGTACGATCTGTACCAGTAGCAAGCTGCAAGTATTCTCCATTACCCTTGTAATTCAAGAACCCTGTCTTACTTACATCTGCCATACCTTGTTCCAAGCCTTTAACTTCACCACGACCAGCTTCCGACAACAATTGTAAGTTGCTTTGACCATCATAGTCAGAAGCATCTACAATGTAGGCTTCATAACTTGCAAGACTACGACCACTTACAGGGTGAATTGGAGCAGCATCAGCATAACCAGACTTATTCAAAAATTCCAATGGAACCAATACATAAGTAGGGCCATCAATATGCTTGTAAGCTTGAATGTAGTTACCCAAAGTCAAACGACCTTGCACTTCACTCAAGAAGTCTTTACTAGTATTAGCAGATACTAATTGGAAGATTCGAGAATCAACCATAGCATTATGCCATTCCTCAGCAAAACCACCACCACAGAAAATTGGAATAGTTTGATTGCCATCATCAGGCTTACCACGGAAAGTTGCACCAAGAATCCTATTGATATAAGATTCCGTCAAAGTTGAGTAAGTCAATGATTGTGTAATCTGCTGCTTCAAACCGGGAGCAGAAGGAACATAATCATTACTGTAATCATCAAACAAGTGAGTTGTACCGTCAGCAGCATAGCTATATTCAGACAAGAACAATTCCATGTGTTTGTCTTTCTTAAATTCCAACCATTGCTGGAACTCATACCAAGACAACCAGTAGTTACTGTTATTACCCATAGTATCAACAAAGTTAAATTCTACCACTTTGTTGGCAATGTTACCTGCCATGTGATAAGACTTACGCAATGTGTTGATACAGCCCTTCCGACGACCCGGAGTTTGAACATGTCCGTAGTTGCCAATAGAATTAGCAACACTAACTTTACCCGGACCGACTTGACCCCAAATTGCATTAGGTAAAGTATCACGATACGGAATAGTAGCACCTGGTCTAATTGCCATCAATCGGTAACGATACCGACTTTCACTAATACGTTTTGGTGTATCTTGTACACGACAAATTACACCTGATGGAGAACGAACAGAAGTTTCATAGATAAACCAATCGGTTTTGAAATCCAGAATAACTTCCATACCACCACCAATAGTATCGGATGAGGCGTAACTAGAAGCAGCTACAGCCTCAGTTTCTTTCATAGCACCAATAACCGGATACTCAAAGAAATGATTGTGTACTTCTGCTTTACCAATTCTACCACCACCTTCTAGCATTGCTAAGAGAGGAAACATTTTAGAACTATCATTCCAATTTCCCATCAACTTAGTAATGACTGGCCTCAACAAGTCTGGTTGAGACATATAAGCAGAAGTCAGGTTATTAACTGAGGTAAACTTATCTGTATTGATTCCCTCAGCATGTACCGTGATCCTACTATGCAGATCATTTGCTGCCATACAATAAAAATTAAATTAGGTTATAGAATACTTTTAAAATACCAATTTAGATACATCAGCTTTTACTTCAACCCCACCATTTCCAGTATTTATTCTTTGTGTTGGTGGTGCAGTAGTTTGTTTAGTTATAATAGCTTTAACTGTACGTCTTGTAGTATCAGAAGTAGCTTTTACTAAAAGCTTATTAAAATCAGCTAATTTAATTTTACCAGTACTAACTGCATACCTTAGATATTTCTCAGCAAGGAAATGCTCATCAGTCATAACTTTACTAAACTTAGCTTCTTCTGTTTCACCATTTTTAGGTTCGGCTAAAAACTTATAAAAATTAGTAGCATCGGAAGCTTCCAGTTTAAATCCGTTCAAATCCAAACTATTTATCTTAGATTCAACTTTACCCCAATAAGCCTTACGATCTGCTAATTCTTTAGATTGTTGTATACTAGCTTTTTCAACCTTCAATTGATCTTGCTCTTGATAGAACTTAGTCAAAGACTCTTTAGCAGTTTTATAATAGTCTGAAAGCTGTTCGGTGTCTCTCAAAGCCGTATAGATGCTCTCAGGGTCTTTCACATGAGCGACATTGGTAAGGAAATGTAGCACTACAGACTTGGTTTGATCTGCTGATGGTGTTTCTGATATGCTTCCAAAATCAATCCTGTCATTATTATTACGAGCCAAAAATTGATCCACTGTGCCGCCACCTATTAGATGTAGGATAAGATCAGAAGCTATTGGGTTGTCTTTACCTAAGTCTTCAATAGTTGCTAAGGTTTGAGCTTGGCCAACCTTTGTGACAATATCAATTAAAGATTCAGCCGAACCGTTAAAAAACAAGCTTCTCTCTTCTACCGGCAATAGTGAAAGAACAGGTTCAAGTCGTTCTTGCACTATTTTGTTTAAAATAATATGATCTACATTTACATCTTCATTTAAACCAACTTCACCAGTCTCTTCATTAAAACTAAATTCTTCTTTCTTTGCAATAAGAAAGTCTTTACCATCTCGTTGTACAAACAAGTTACCATCTGCACCAATTATGTAAGGTAATTCATCAGTAGTACTAGTTTCTCCAGTAGTCTCAAGACTATCAGAAGTATCGGTACTATCTGGAACAATCGGAGTATCCTCATTAGGATTAAGATTGTTATTGTTGTCAATTGGCTTGTTTACGTCCTCACTAGTAAAAGCCAAGTTTTTCATATCAATTGCCATAGTGTTCTATTATAGTTGTAGTTATACTATGTTTTTGAATTAGATTGATTCATTCGTTGTTTCTGTATCTGCAAAGCTTCGGCCTTCTGCTGCTCTGCTACTACATTCTTACGTTCCGTTTCAGCTTGTTTCCGCTGTTCCATTTGTACTTTGTTGTAACCTGCTATAACTTCATCAGAGTCATCAATTCCATCTCCATCAATATCTTTACCGGCATTAAATCCAATACCTACGATTAATGCAGAATCTACTTTTGCCTTAGCTTGAACATCTGCAACATATCGGGTATCTTCCGATTTGAGTTGAGTCACTTCTAATTCTTTATCAGCTAAGTATTTCTGAGTAGTTTGTTCTTGCTCTCTAATGCTATTTTCAAGCTCTTTAAATTCTTTATCAGCTTTGCTCAACAAATCTTTAATATCTTCCATACTATCTGCATCAACAACATCAGCTACATCTTTGAAGCTTCCATTATTCTGCAACATAGTCAAAGCATTATTACGCATTATTTCGACCTTTCTTTGCTCATCAGGAGATGAACTAACATAGACTCGCATATCAGAGTTAAGTACTTGTTCAGAACTCATATTAATAATATACTCATCTTTCTGACCTAGCATTACTTTGCTTTGCCATCCATCACATTTAGTCATTCTAAATAAATCCAATAACCCATTAGCATCAGATTCAATTAGTTTATCAAACCAATATAACTGCCAAGTATCAGCAGCACTAGATTGATTAATAGCCATCTCATTAACTCCATTCAAATCACTAGCTCTGGTTTCACCCATGCTTTGCCTGTTCCTGCCAATCCTTTCCCAGAAATTAACTTTGATTGATTCTGCTATTTCATACAACCTACTAATATGTTCATAGTTACTTAGGTTCAAACTCTTAATACTTCTTAAAGCTTCTTGACCTTCTGGTGTAGAATCATCTACAAACAAAGTTTCAAATGCTCGAATATAATGAAGCATCTTATCAGGAGTCCAACCAAGTTCTTTAGGAATAGTACTTAGTGGAATTAGAGTCAAATTGCTAATCATTCTATTAATTAACACATCTGCTCTAAACATAATACTGTTATACATCCGTTGATAGGATATACCTATTCTAACATCTGATACAACGTTTTCTGGATTGAATCCTCTAATGATTCCATTATAAGGTAATGGTTCACCTTTAATAGAACCTTTATCATTTCTGCTTATATCGCAGCATCCATAATCTAATATGAAATTGTTCTTTTGTGGTACTTCACCTTTTATACCAACATTCAAACTATCGCCAATACTACACCTCATATACCATATATAGTACCAGCAATCAATCCAAATATCTTCTATACTAACATCTCCATTCTTCTCATCAAACTCATAATCATGCTCAACATCAATACAGCTTAATTCAGCAAACTCATTATAATACTTTAATCTTTTAGCTTGCTTCCGACCTTTCCAAACTAAATGACTTATACAGTTCTTACCATTTAATTCAGTTCTAACTAACTTTGTATTAATACTACTAGTATAGCTACGTTCATTCTGCCAAACTACTTGACTTCCAAATCCTATATCAATAGCTGATTTGTTATATAAACTATCAATATATTTACGATTGCTTTTAAAAGTAGCAGAATCACCAAACATATCTTCAAGCTCCCCCATACACAAGTAATACTGAACTTGAATAGCTTCACTATCTTCATCTAATGGTGATAGATTACTTTTACCATAAATCCTATAATCTAATGGATGGATTGGTTGGTACATAACATATCCGTTATGCACATTCTTATAAGACAAGCATCTTCCATAAACTAAGAAGTCTTCTAACATCAAAGCCCATTTGAATACAAGCTCTAGTATGTTAGTAATATCTTTTAGTAAAGCTGAGTTCCTTTTAGTAATAACCGCATTATAAGTCTTTTCGTAAAACTCTGTAGCTATTTTCTCAATGTCAAAACGCTGACCCATATTTGAACCAGCGTTATTATTTAAAGAAGCACTTCTGTTATTAAATTCTTCTTCTAATTTCTTCTTAACAAAACTACTAACTTGTTGAGTTATATAGTTCTCATCATGGGGAGAGCTAGTAACAAGTTTTAAAAAATCCCCTCTTCTTAGAAAATCTCCAATCTTCCTAGTTATGACCGGAGTAATTATATCATAATTTCTAAGCAATGATGTAATTCTAGTTAGATACTCACTATTCTGATCGTGTGGGTTTATGACTGCTTCATAATCAGTCAAGTTAATATGATTACCATAAGCAGCAGCAAGATCACTCATTATGTTATAAGACTGACCACTTACATCTCCAGTACCAGAATAGTACTGAACCATTCTAGTAAAGTAGTCTGGTACTAACTGAGTTTTATCAGTACGAGAATACTTTTCAGTTTCTGTTAAATAAGAAGATGGTTTTAGATTAATCATAAATTAGTTTCGCTTGAAGAACTCGTGACTAGCTAGCGTTGATTTTTTACCTACATTATTAGTCTGAGCATTTAGTACATTATAATTATTATCTTCCAGTTCCCTTAGTAAGTACTGTCCAACCAACCATGCACTAACACAGTCGAAGTTGTCTTCGTAATTGAAGCCACTCATTTCTCTCAGTAACCGATTACATTTTATTAGTTGTATTCGGTAAATCTTAGTAATTTTCATAGTCTCACTAGTTTCATCCGTATATCTAAATATCTCAGATTTACAAAAGTCCAAGTGCATGTTTACACCAGTTCTTTTTCTATCTGGATGTCTAGCCATACTGAATCCATAATCTCTACCACTAATAGCTTTACCAAGATTACCTTTGAAACTAGCCAACATAGGTTCTTTAGCTAATCTATTCAAAGCTCTTTTAGATTTAAAATAAGCTATAAACTGTTCTTTATCAGTCTCACCTAACATACCACCAACAATATTATATCTCTTACACAGGTAATACAGTTGCTCATTATATTCATCTGTCTTAGGAGGTCTACCAATCCAACTAGCAACCATTCTACCTACAGCAGCTTTATCATACTTATTAGCAATCATGTAAACATAGGTAACACCTAAACTATCCTTATTAGTAATATCTTCTTTGTTTTTATCAACTGCATAAGGGTCATGCCAACCAAAATATATTCCACTAGGTACAGCAGCTTTCTTTTTAACCGGAGTAAAACCAGTATTATCTTCAAGCTCTTCAACAAATATCGGAGGTTCATATTCTCTGATACAACCATACAAGTCAAACTTATTAGGTAAGAAATCAGCAGTATCATATATAAATGGATGAGTTTCTTCATTCCTTATAGTTAGTTCACTATTAGTTACAAATTCTACATCACCATTACTTAATGGTAGATACTTACCATCTTTATGGCTATTATCTTTATTGCTTTGCAAAAACTCAAGTTGGTCATTGATTAATTCAGCTATACCACTAAAGCTATTATTAACGGTGGTTGAAAGAACTTGGCTAGGTCTGAGAGGTCTCTCTGCTTGCCATATCGCAGCTTTATGAGCATCAAGGTTATCCTTTATCCACTCTAATTTATCCTCATACAAAAGCAGACCTTTCGTCAGATCGCTATTGCCATCCGCATCCATGCCACCGCCCTCATAATTCAGGTTTTGTGGAAAGAACATACAAATAGCCTTACCAGACTGTTTTCGTTCATACAAGCCCCAATCATAAGCCAATAACTGATTACCTACAGGATTCCTAATAATACTTGCAAATCCACTAAACTCTGAATCCTTAGTACTTGCTGTACCCCATATATCTTTACTACCTATTGTATAACCACCACTTTCAGCAGCAGCTTCTGTAGCTCCAACAGTTTCAACTATATTAGGAAAACTACCAGATTCTTCATACTTAACTTCATTAGCTTGAAATCCTCTTAAACATGAAGGATTGTCTTTAGCTGATCGGCAAGTTATACTAGACCTAAAACCTCTCAATTCTTTAGTACCATCTAATTGATACCCATATTCTAAATCAGTAGTATTATTTACTAAAGCCTTCTTAGACCAATCTGTATGTAAACTCATAAAAGCATGATAATCTTTTACAAACTTCATCATACTGTTTGGGCCAATTAGGTACTCCTTTAAGAATGCTACTAAAGCTACTTTTCTTCTGGGGTATAAATCAATCTCATCAAAACTATCCCAACCACCTACAATACTAAATCCTTTTCTACGAGCTTTTAAGTTAGCTTTACCTAATCCCATTCTTCTAGCAAACGCTTTAGCTACCCAATACATATAGTGACCATCCCAAAAGTCTGGAAAATCAAAAGTCGTATCAACTACTTTATTACCACTAATACTATCAAACAATAATTGTAAATCCTCATCACTAACTCTTCTAGCTTCTTGGAGATCAACCCCATTTTGCATTATATCTTTAAAGTTAATTCCATCTTTACTAATAATAGGAACTCCACTTGTATCTGTTCTAGTAATATTTGCAAAATTTAACATTCCTACCATCTTACCCGGAATCCATATTTCATCTAAATCGTTATCAGAATTAGCACCAGATAAATCACCTTTAATTGGTAAGACCATTCCATGTTTTCTCCTAAATTCCCATCTATCCCAAAACTCTTTATATCTAACAGGATTAGTTATAGGAGTTTCTTCACAATACAAATGAAACTTCTTGAAGTAATTAGCAGCTACACTAACTAAACTAGTATTGTAGAATTTAAAATTATCAGGATCATCATCCCTAAATTTATTAGGATAAGGAGTATACAATTTTACACCAGTAGAACTAACATTATTCTGATACCGTCTTAATATATGAGTTAATAATTGGACTCTACCAGCTTTAGTTAACCTTTGCTCTTCATCAAAAGTCATTTCATAGATAGTCTTCTTTTTACTTCTAGGTTTATAGTTAGGTAAGAAATTATACAAATTGACTGATTGATAAATCAACTTGTCTTCATCATTATCAGCTATAATAGATTCTAATGAAGCATCTACTTCTATATCCTGTTCTGATAGATAGGCTGAATAATTCCATTCAAGATTAGTTTGATCCTGAATAACATTACTATGCAACAAAGGCTGAGGTTTATTTTCCTCAGCCTTGACTACATCTTTTTTAGCTTTCTTTGTTTTTATCTTAGGTTCTTCGACTTCATCTATTTCTTGATGTTCGTCTAGTAACTTTAGATAATCATTTAAATAGTCCGATGCCATTATCTGAATCGTTTAATTGGAACTTGAATTTGCAATCCATTATACCTACCAGAGCTTACGTAGAATCCCACACCAAAACCGGATTTACTTCTTAGTAGCAATCCCCCATAAATATAACCTCTAGCATCAATACCACCTATAGCATTTAGATTCATAGCAGAGTACTTACGAAGATTTTCCATTTCAGACTTAGTAGTACATTCTGCCGGTAAACTATAATAGAAGCGTTTAGGACTATCTATAATACTGTCTATTGGTATATTTGATTTAACACTATCAATAGTCAAAGGTACATTACTGGGATACCAAATAGGTATAGTACCATTAGAGCTACTAAGTAATGGTAAACATATTTTAATAATAGTACCATCTTGAAGTTTGAGGCTAATAGAATCTGAACTTGTACTATCAATAGTATAACTCGGAGTAATCAAATCAATCGGATATAACTTAGGTATTTCATTAATATCCTTCCGTAATATTCGGTTAATCTTAGTTCTACTTTTCTTGCTAAGATCTTCGAGTTTAAAACCATTTAAACATGTATCTCTATAAAGTACAATAGTAGATACAACTGTATCAGGTTTTAACCAAATTGTATCAGACTTACATTTACCAATAGCTTTATCTAACAAACTTAATCCACTTTGTAATGAATCACATTTAGTAAAAGCTAGTATAAGTGCTACAATAACACCAGCAATTATAAGAATTGATTTACCATTTAGTTTCATCGCTTTGTTCAAGTTTTATAAAAATAGAATAAACATACAAGACATTAATTTAAAGTAGTTTCAATTAAAGCTTTAACTTCATGCTGTAAATTCGGCAGCTGATAATACTTAGGTGTTCCTAGCAATCTCTCACCTCCACCTAAATCTATCAACTCTCCATCATTACTATACAATGGTACAAGATGCCATAGCTCATATTTAAGAATCTTAAATCCAAACAAGCTTATCAAGTAACCATACATATTAAGTTGTAACGAGTAATGCCAATAATCACTATCAGGTAAGTTATTTACAGGGGCAAACATTCTTTTATTAGTCTCATAAAATTCATCAGTATAATAAACTTTATTAGTTTTGTAATCTCTCCGCTTTTTAAAATAACCACTAATCTTACTTAAGGGTTTTTTATTAGTTTTCCAATCAGCTATAATAACTTCTTTATTTCTAACTGCCACAATATCAGCTTTACCACAAACTAAATAGTTTTCATCAGGATGATAGATTAATACTTCTGTAAAAATTACAAAACCATCTGTAATCAAATTATACAGATAGTTAAATATTGTAGGAAAAGCAGTATTAATATCAGAGTCTAATAAATCATCATGACTTACAAAAGCATTAGCATGATCTAAATTCAATCCATCACGTAAAGCATAAGTACAATCCGATCTTTTAGGGTAGAAACTATTTACACCAAACTCTAATCTATCATGGGTTTTAGTACCCCATACTAAAGCCATTGTATTTTCAACATTCCAATTAGCTTTAATCAGTTCAGCTTGTTCATGTATCTCAATACTACAAGTAGTTATCACTTCATCTATACTTTTCCAGTCTACAAGATTTGTACCACCAAAAAAACTTTCCTGTTTGAATCCAAGTTTCCTATCGTCTGGATTAGGCAACACTTTAATATTTAAAGCTTGATAGGCTTTGTAATAAGACCAATAAGAATCATCAAAGTCTTCATAAAACTTACCAATAAGAGTAGTAACACTAGTATATATCTGACTTACTTCATCAGTATAGGTATGAGTAATTGGTTCTAATGTGATAGTCCTTTGCAGCATAATACTATAAGTATTTAGTTAAGAACATTGATTCGTTATTCAACCTATTGATTTTTGTTTTTAATAATTCGATTAGCGTTTCAGCTATTCTGGATTTTCTCTATTACCAACAAGCTTCTTACCTACTGCACGTCCACTTACTTGTGACATGTCACCTCTCAATTGCTCATAAACTATATTAATAGATTTAATAGCTTCTTGAATCTTAGGTAGAGCAGATAACGATTCTTCTAATATTCTGGATGCAGTTTCATTCAATGTATTTGATTCAGAAATTGCTATTAATCTTAATTGATGAGAATCTGCTTGTTCCAAATTAAGATTAGCTGTATCTAACATATTCTGTACAATCTTCAAAGTTCTACCTCTTCCTTCATAGTAAGTAGCTAACCCATGCAATATTAGAAACAAATTATACAAGGTTCTACTAGTCGGTAGTAAGTCTTTTTGATACTTTCTAAAAAATACAATAGCTTCTACAACTAAACTATCAGGACTCCAAGTTGCAGGAACATTTGATAGTTCTCTCATCTTACTATCAAACTTACTATCTTCATTAGCTCCACTAAAAGGATTGGTAGGCAATATTGCAGACTTGTAGTAGATATACTTTAATTCAGCAATGTTGATAGTCCTATTTATATCAGGACTACCATCTTCTAATGTATTGACTCGTAAATAGATACTTTTAATAGGTTCAGTATCATACAGCCAAGCTCCGTCTAATTCGATTCCGTTTCTGCTAATTCGTAACATTTTTTACTAAGATTTCTCGGATCATTAAATCAATCTCTTTAGTAAGAGTTTTAAGTTCAAGCTGTCGGTTCTTCTCTTCATGATACCCTTGAAGCTTACGGAATGTTTTGTAGTCCTCCGGATCAATATTAGCTTGATCCACTATAAGAGCTTTCTTATCCGCATAGACATCTCTGGCTTTACCTTGAACCAGACTGAATAGAAATGGGTATACTATAAAAGGTTCGTCTTTCTTAACTTTCTCCATAATGCTGCCGACAAAGCTATTAGCTGCAAACCTAAGAACTTTTCCATTTATCCTACGACCATAGAACTTTTCAAACTTGTGACTTAACACAACTTCACAATTTCCTTTAAGAGTACTAGAGTCATTGGCATTAGGAATCTGATCTACTGAAACATCCAATGTTTCATAGAACAGTTCTTCATTTAAAAATACTTTCTTGTTACTAATGTTAGTCAATGCCATCATCTTATTATTGTACTGCAAAGTACCGTAGAATAATTTGAATTGTCAACAACATAATTCTAATAGAACCAACTATTAGTTAGTATCAGCTTTACCTATAATTATATCAGTATAGTTAGTTCTAATCGGAACTTAACAATAGGGACGGAAGAACTTATGAAATATCATTGCCATCCACATGTAATATCATTGCCATCCACATGTAATATCCAGTTCAATCCAATTCAATTAGTTCAAGTTAGTTAAATTCAATTTAACTTAGTTCAAACCAGTTATACTAGTATAACTAGTTATACTAGTTTTACTAGTTATAAAAATTCATAAAAATTTATAAAAATTCATAAAAATTTATAAATTTTTACTAGTTATAAAAATTTATAAAAATTTATAAAAATTCATAAAAATTCATAAAAATTCATAAATTTTTATAAATTTTTACTAGTTATACTAACTAGTAAAAATTGAAACAATTTGTATAAACTTATAAAAATTGAAACAATTTATACAAATTGGATACAACTTATATAATACTAGTAAACTAAAAAATAATCGAAATTTTGGTAATGTCAAGTGAAATCTAAAATTTATGAAATTTATGAAAATTATAAAAATTTATAAATTTTTATGAGTTTTTATAAATTTTTATAAGTTTAACTAAATAGTATAAAATTTATAAAAATTTATAAAAATTTATAAGTTTTTATGAGTTTAACTAATTTTTATAAGTTTAACCAAATTTACCCAATTGGTATAAAATTATAAATTTTTATAAATTTTTATAAATTTTTATAAGTTTAACTAACTAGTACAATTGGTATAAAATTTATAAATTTTTATAA